GGTTGCCCGTGTTAGTCGCGGCGGATTGGTCGCCCGTATTAGTCGCGGCGGATTGGTCGCCCGTGTTAGTCGCGGCGGATTGGTCGCCCGTATTGGTCGCGGCGGAGCGGTAGCCCGTGTTAGTCGAGGCGGAATAATTGCCCGTGTTGGATTTTTTGCTGCCGCTTCGTGATACTTTATCCATTATGAATTTTACACCCGCATTAATAATTCCTTGCAAGCCTATTTCCGCGTTGATTTTTATATGTGAACAAGCAATCTTATCTGAATGCGAATTGTCTATATCGCCGCTCCCCTCAACTTCACAAAATCGATTTAATTGGCCTTTTTCATTGCAAGGGGGATAATAGCCCCACACGTCAAAGGGGTTCTCGCAAAAATGGAATCCCGTTTCGCAAGTCTTTGCTTTGTCTGTTTCATATTCTTTGCCGACTTCATATTTAAAATCGCGGCAAGTCAAGTCCGGATTAAATCCCTTGTAGCCTTTTATCTTTTTTCCGTTATCCATTGTCGTTTGTTTTATAATTTGATTTTCTGTACATATTGTAGTTCGCCTGTGTAGCCTCTGTTTTTTAATTCTTCAATCAATTGACGCGGTGTAAACCGCTCAAGTTCCGGATTGCAGCATTTGCAATGAGCCTTGTAAGCAAATTTGTTATGGCTTGCTGTTTTCTGGCATTCCTTGCACCATGCTTGCAGGCCGTCGGCTGCCCTTTTTTTTACATAAAATTCGCTGGCAGGCAATTCTCTGCCGCATTTAAGGCATCTCTTTGTTTTAATTTCTTGATTTTCCATATCTTTGCTTTGTTTTAATTTTCTACTCATATTTCTCGCGGGGGCGACCCCGCTTTTTTTATTTTATTTAAAATACTTCTTAGGCAAAAAACTGAAAATATGTTTTATTACTTCGATAGTCCAGCCGTTTCCCAACATCTTGTATTGTTGGGTCTCGGGACATTCCCATTTATACCATTCCGGAATAGTTTGCAATCGGGCGCATTCCCTTGGGGTAAGCCGCCTTATGGATTCTGATAATATGTTCGGGGAAAAACCTGCGTGTGATGAACACAAAGCAGGGCTTTTGCCTTTAACGCTATATATACGGTTCTGTTGATACGGCTGTTTGCCACCGCTTTCCTTGCTCGGGTTTATTTGCACAACCATAGGAACGTGCCCGCCACCCTTTACCATTGCGGCAACCATTGGTGTGCTTTTCCCAACGGAAACCGTTGCGTGAAGCTGATTTGAACTTATGCAAAGCGTATTATTATGCTCCCAGGAACAGGACGTTAACGCCGGCGCTTTTTGTACAAAGCACTTCCCTTTGTTAAATCCGTGCGATTGTTGGTATATGCTTGGCGTTATAAGGGTAGTACTCGCGCACAAAGACGTCTTGGCGCTGTTGTTGCCTATTGTGACTGTCCCCGCCTTTTTAGGGTTTATCAAAGGGGCATACACGCTCCCTTTATCATAAAGTCGCATTATCCTTTTTCTTGTGGCCGGGGTAACAAGGTATTTGTCGGGCACTTCTTTCTCCAATATGTCCTGAAGTAAAAATCCCCTGTCTGCGGGTTGTGGTATGTCCGTGAACACATCGCCAAAAAGACCCTCTTTACGTGTTTTTATGTTAGTCCAATAAATTCTTCTCCTGTTTTGTGCTGAAACAAGCGCGCTGTTTATATGTACTCCCCGAATCCCTGTCGCTTCAGACAAGACACTTTCCCACTTATTACCCATTTCCACGTTTTCCAGCAGGAAAAGGACATCGGGATTGGTTTCCCTTATTTCTTCCAAGACACGCATATATTCCCAAAAAAGGTAGCTTTCCCCCTCAAACTCAAAGCCGTCTTTTTTAAGTTCAAGGTATCGTTTAAGGGTCTTTATCTCTTCATTTTGTTTTGTGCTCATCCCAACACGTTTTCCTGCAAAGCTGAAAGACTGGCACGGCGAGCCTCCTATAAGCAAATCGATATGCCCCAACGTCCGTGCGTCTATATTCCGCACGTCGGCTAATTGTATTGTATCGGGAAAATTCAGCTGCGTTTGTGTAATGGCGAATTTGTCTACCTCGCTGGCATAATAAGAATCTACCTTTACGCCACATTCTTTAAGTGCGATTTGTCCGCAACTCATTCCGTCAAAAAGGCTTAACACTTTCATCGTTTATGTTTCAGAGTTTCGCGTATTTGCGAAATACCTTATCAAAGTTATCTAAGTCAGTAAAATACGCTTCTTTCTGCGTGTCCTCCGTTATCATAGATTTAACGCAAGAAAAATACTTGTCGAACTCCCTTTGCAGTGCGTTTGCACGTTGTTTTATTTCCGCGTAAACAAGCCCGTATTTTCTCAAAGTGTCATCCGCTTCGCTTTGCAAAACAAGTGCTTCACTTATAAGCATGTAAGACGCTGAAATTAATTCGTTTATCCTTTGCGCCGCGCCGTCCTGTTTTGCTTTGTCTAATAAATGTTTCTTCGCTTTCATCGTTTGCTTGTCTTTATTTGCCTGGTAAGCCAGGTTACATATTTAGCTTGTTGTTCCAAAGCCGTGTACTTGATAATTTGTTTTATTGTAATTATTTCAGTTATATGTTTTTGAAACAAGGGCGGCCTGCCAGAGCATGAGCCACGGCGGTATTGGTTTCTGTGAAGTGTGCCGTAACTCGGTTTATCCCGCCGCCCTTGAGTGTGCTTATTCGGCCATGAAACAGCTGTTTTCGCTTAGTGCGTCGGCGCACAGGCGTTCAAGCCATGTGTCAAGGCTGCCGTCGTGGCTGCATATATCACGCAATGCGCATTCGTCGCATGGGTGGTCGTTTATTCCTACACTCGCTACCCGGTATGTGTAGCCGTCTATTTCTATCGCAGTGAGTCTCATTTTCATCGCATGTACGGTTTACGGTTGTTGTCATTCCACAGTTTGGAGTTCTGCCTTTCGTGGAGTATGGCCTTTACGCGCGCAATCTCGTTGTCGATTGTTTTTTCCATGTGACGTTTCTCGGCCAGTAGTGCCGCATAGGGGTGTTTGTCGTAGCGTGTCTGCGCCTCGCGCATTTTCGCCACAAGGTTGAAAAATTGTTCGTATGTCATTGTTTTTAATGTTTTCGTATTGCTTCACTATGTCTTTCACGAGCCCAACTTCAAGTCCAACGTCTCCGTTGTGGCAGAGGATTGCGTCTGCGTATTCTGCGAGGGCGTAACATTCGCCGTAAAGCAGGTAGACGTTGGCGCGGGTATATAATTCCAGCGCGGTGGCTTTTGGTATAGCGAGAAACGCCGTGCCGTCACGAAAGATTCTTGTTGCCATGTTTTTTGTTATTTGTTTTGTTTACGTTGTTGTTCAAGTTCGGCCTTTATGCGCCACGGTTCGTAACCGAGGTTGAAAAGCCAGCTTATTTCCTGCCATTCGTCAAAGCTCATGGAATCCTGCGCCCATAAAGCACGCTGTTTCTCGCGGGCTTCTTTCTCTTGCTGGCGGCGGTGGCGTTCGAGCACGTCGCGGCGGTATGCACAAAACTCCTGCAATGCCTGCGTTATCACAAGGCCGTCCACTGCCCCGTAGAAACGTCCGTAACGGCCTGCTTTGAACTGCACAAAGAACAGCATTAGTTCAGAGACTTTGAGGTAGTCGAATTCGGCGATGATTACCTTTGCCGTGTCCTCTATCTGCTGCAAGGAAAGTTTGTCCTTACATCCGGAGAACTCCGACAAGTCGCACAGTTGTATTTCAAGCCACGATTCGGCTATGTGACCTCCGTAAGCCTGCTTCAACAATCCCAACGAGGGGGCATGTCCGGTGAAGCAGCGACCCACGTCGGCGCAATACCTGTACTGCATTGCCGGGTTGAACGTCTTAAGGAAATCCGCGCCACTGCCGTATCGTTCAATCACCTGTGAGCTTCTTTGCGATGTGCTCGGCAAATTCTTTGTCGCGGAACTGTTTTTCCACGTCCGTAGTATTTCGTCGGTTTTCTGTATTTCTGCCATAATTGCGTTTTTCGTATTCACCGACAACCCAGTTAAGGATTGCCCGATAGTCTGACTTGTATGTCATGCCGCGCGCTGCCTTGTAGTCGTCAAGTTTCTTAATCATCCATTGCACGCCGCTTTCGCCGTATTGTGCCACGAGGCTGGCGTATTCGTCATCGGCAAGCAAAACTAAAGGCGCATAACGGTGTTTCCTCTTTGTCTTTTTCTTTGTACCCCCGTTAGGGGGTATTTCTTTTTCTGTTTCTACAGGAAAAGAATCATTATCATTTACATTATCATTTATAGGGTTATCTTGGGTTATCTTAGATAAGGGAGGGTTATCTTGGGTTATCTCCGTCCCTGCCTTTTTATAGTAAGGATTCGGTTTGCCTTTCTTGAAATTCGGATTACCCCCTTTACGCCCGTTCTCAATGTCTCTCATGATTTTAGCCCGGTATTTGTTTTCATCAATGTCGAATTGATTTTTGAAGAACCCAAATGCCATTCCAATATCTTCCTCCACACTGACAACCTCGCCAAGGTTGTATCTGAATATCGCCCTAAACAGTTTTCCCAATTGTTTGTCCGACAAACTTGATATAGGCTTGTAGAATGAGGTGTAAATGATGAAACTGTCCCGTCCCATTCTTGTGTCTTTTATTTGGCGTTTAAGTACTCGCGTATTTCTCGCATGAAATCGTATATTGAGCGGCAAATGACGTATTTGTATTCGCCGTTGGTCGTTACTATTTCCTGCCACTGTCGTTGTGCCGCGCTTTGAATGCCGCCCGGTTTTTTCATCTCGATGAGTAAAGCCCCAAGGCTTTATTGGTCACGAGCAATATAAGGTCGGCCACGCCTGCCACAACTCCCTCTGCCTTGAGTTTCGCCCCTGTCACCACGTCGCGCCGCCCGCCATTGGGCGCGGCAAAGAGCCGTCCCCGCAGGTGCGGGTATTGGAGGTTGAACCACCTTACGCAGGCCTGCTGTATGCGGTGTTCAACTTCGGAGGGGCGTTTGCGCACACGTCCCTTGCGCGATTGTGATAACAGTTCGTCGAATGTCATTGTGCAGAAGTTACGTCAAAGGTGAATACGTCGAGTATCTTTGTTTCCTGGATTGATTCGCATTGCCAGTCTGAAATTGTCCCTTTCATGAAGTTTTTAAGTGTGGCGCGTGCGTCGTCGATGTCCTTTGCTTCGACGAGCAGGTAGACCGGCATTTTCTTTTCCTTGCCTGTCTTTTCGTCAAGCGAGACAAGGTTGTTCTTGACCTTGTACCATTTGCCGCCGTCGCCGGCATTGCGGACGAGTTCTGTGTAATTGGTTATCTTCTCTGATACCACCTCAAATTCCGAAATGTATTGCTCCATTTCCTTGCTTATACGTTTCTCGGCTTCAGTAAAAGAGAGAGCGTCGACGATGTACAGTTCTGTTACGCGGCGACATGTGCCGTCGTCCATGGTCTTGTCGTAGCGTATGCCGCATTCAAAGAGTTTCATTCCGATATGTCTTTTTTATCGTTTAACTTTTCCATTGCGTATTTAATACGTTCTTCAACGCAGAGTAGATATTGCCGCATGAACTCCACCTGTGCGGCCAGCGAGCCTTTTTCGCGGGGCGTGAGCTGTTTCTCTGCAAGCGGTGATGAGAGGTAATTCTTCGCCTTAACGTACCGGTCGTGCAGTTCGTCGCGCTCAATGCGCAGGCGGTCGAGGAACGTATCCGCCACCTTGTAGGCTTTCTCGAACACGTCGGCCGGCGACCAGCTTTCATAGCCGTTGTCGTACTTGACGTAATAACCGGCTTTTGACTTCTCACTTTCGCTGGGGACACGTCCGGCATGAAGCAATCCCCTGCGATAGGCTTCGCCCATTGTCATGGGTTCAGCTTCAATCTGTTTTGTTCCGATATACTTTTTCATTGTTGTATGGTTTTGTTATTTGTATTTTGTTCCTTTTCTATCTTGTTTAACTGTTTCAATATTATCCTTACTTGCCTTACGGCATTGTGCAGGCGCGGGCTGCGGAACATGGCTTCCCTGTCGATGTATACGAGGATTAGCGGCAGTGTGCGCAGCAACGTCTGTGTAATGTGGTTAGGTAGGTTCTCATTGTTCGTATCTTTTATGCGTACAGTGTTGCGGCATGTATCGGGCTCGGGTATGTCGGTGCCAAGGTATTCGCGCGCGTAGTCGCGCAGCCTGTCGACGTATGCGGAAAACTCCGCCGTGTCCATCGAGGCCGTCGAGCCGGGAAGCTCCACTACCTCGCCGGTGTGCCGGTTCACTACCTTTTCGGATGTGAGGAGGCCTTTGAAGAATGCGTGCACCTGTTCCGTCGAGGTGAACTCCCAGCCCGCGTCAATCAATCCGTCGAGCAATGCGGGGTACACCACTCCCCACAGGTAATCGTTCTGCGGGAGCGTGCGCGTGCGGCGCAGCCTGCGCACCTTGAGCGCATACCCGCCGTCGGGGGCGGCGCGGAAAAACATGTAAACGTCTTGCAGGTCGGTAACGCCGTTTTCTTTCCTTACGGTTATTTCCATGTCAAAAGGGTTGTTTTGCGACGGCAGGCCGGGAAGCCTTTGCGTCATATTTGTTGTTTCATTTGACAAGGAACATGCGGTTGCCCGCTTTGGTGTATTGGTATTCGGAGTAAAGCGCGGGGTTTTCGGCTGCAAACTTCTTCTCGTCGAAACACGTCCTGCCCTTTGTGGCTTTCCATGTGGCGATAGGTCTTGACGTGGCCGGGTCTACGAGTGCCTCCGCGTCTCCCATGGCCATTTTTATTGCGGCTTCAAGCTCTTTCTTGCGGTTGTCGTTGCACGCCATTTCCTCTTTGAGCTCTTTCAACCGGCGGCATTCCTCTGCCAGTTCGTCCGTTGCTGTTACCGTTTTCCCCGCAACGTGCCCGGGGTATTTGAGCAGCACGTCGTCAACGTTCACGGGGAGCGGTTCTTGGTTTCCTATTATGCAGTCTGTCCAGAACTTCGTTACCTCCTCAATCATCCAGCCGTAGAACTCCTTGTCAAACATGAAGTCCTTGAATCCGAATTTGCGCCCTTGCGTGAGCCACGCCAGCGCGCCTTGCGGCAGTCCGGCCACGCCCAGCTGGTATTGCAATTGCGCGAACCAGTGTTGCGGCACGCTGTTCTCGTCAATTTCCATTTGCGTGGTCTTGCATTCGAGTATGCCCTTGTTGTGGTCGTTCTTGGGCATGTCGGGAATCCAATAGGTGCGGTCGGGAGAGACACGCAGGAACGGCTTTTCGTCGTCCACTATGAGCCAGTCGCCCGCGCTGCGTTTTATGATGTCCTTTCCCGTCTCGTCGTGGTAGAAAAGGCTTACAGCGTCTTCAAGGTAATGCCCGGCTTTCATGGCAAAGCTTTCCTGCTTCGGCGCGTCAAGGCCTTTCTTGCGCCTCCACAGCTGGTATGGCGTTTCAAACGGGTTAAGGCCAAGTATAGTGCCGACTTCCGACGAGCCGATTCCTTTTTCCCTTTGTCGTAGCCATTCGTTACGGTCTTTAGGCCTTATCACTGTGTAACTCATCTTGTCGTTGCTTTCACTGGTTATTGTTGTTTATTTCGCCCGTCTCGGGGTCTACGTTTGCAGGTATGCCGTCGGCGGCGTTGGTAACGGGGGTTTTCCCGTCAGCAACAGGCTTTACGTTGCCCGCCCGCTTTGCCGCTTCTGCTGCCTTTGCCTTTACGGCCTCGGCCTTTTTCCTGGCTTCCTCTGCCTGCTTGCGTTCTTCTATGGGCTTGATGAAGCTATCCTGCACGGAGGTAGTCCCCTCTTTTATGGCATTTGCGGTGGCGCGCAGTTCAAACACGGCCTCCTTGTCTATTTCCTCGCGTTTCTTTATGCCGAGGTATTCAAGCAGCATTTCTTCCGAAACCCCGAGCTTGGCGAAGTACTGTATCATGTTCTGGCGGCTCGTTTCGAGGTCGAGGGACTGGCCGAGAGCGACCTGTTTCACGTTGTTGATGATTTTCTTCGTTACCGCCTTGGGGATAACCGTCAAAACAGCGTTGCGGAATGCGATAGAGGCTGCGGCGTTCCCTGTCACAGCCTGCATGTCCTCGCTGTACGTCTTGCCGTATTTGTTGGTTATGCGGCGTTTTACTTCCTTGCTCACGGCAAAGTTCGTTTCAAGGTCGTGGCAGATAGCCTGTGCCGTTATCATACGTCCGTCGTTGCCGATGATGTGTGTCTGAACACGGAGGTTGCCCCAAGCCCCGGCGATGATTTCCGCCATACGGACTGAAAGCCCCTCGATGATGTTGTCGTTTCCGTTTGCGTCCTTTCGCCGGAGGACATAGAAACAATCCTCTGCCGTCTCTTTATCCATTGTGGCGTATGTGGCAATCTTGTTGAGCACGTCGGGCAGGTTGCGGGGATATTGTTTTGCTGTTGCAATCTGCATGTCTACTTCGCTGCGGTTGATAGCCTGCAGCATTTCACTCTGTTTGATTTCGATAATTTCGTTGTTCATCTTTTTATGGTTTTAGGTTTTGCCTGCTGTGTTTCCGTTATCTTTTTCATTGCGAGGTTTGTTGTGTTTTGAGGTTTACATATATGCCTTCCAAAAGCGGAGGATTTCGCTGCCGGCGTAAAACTTGCGCCCGCTCTCGCGGCGGAAGCCGCATTTTATCGCGCCCGCGTCCGTGTACTTCTTTAAAGTGTTGCGGTGTATGCCCAAAAGCTGTGCCGCCTCACCTGCGGGGTATCTGCCCGACAGGCTTACCTGTGGTTCGATTGATGTAATCATAGCGTTATGTTTTTTAGGTTTGTGTAATAATGTTATGTTTGTTCGTTCTTAATCGTTGCTGTGCTCTTCCTTGTACCACATGTAGGGTATGGCGAGCATGAACGCGCCGATGAGCACGCCGTGCAACGCTCCTTGCATTATGCCCTGTACTATGCCTGCAACACCGAAGATTATCATCAGCGCCAGCACGACGAGAAGCATGATTTTAAATATCTTTTCCATAGTGATGTAGTGTTTTGTTGTTCGAGTGTAGTTTACCAGCGTGCGAGGCTATGGCCAAGGATGTAGGCTAATGCGCAAATCATTCCGAGCATAAGACCTGTTACGAACGCTAATTTGTTCATCGTCGATTTGTTATTTTACGCGCTCCACGCCTGCAATGCGCCGCTCGCGGTCGGTGAATGTGCGGTATTCTCTTTCAAACCTTAATCCTATCGTGCTGGCCATGCTGCGTAGCACGGTGCACATCATTACGGGGTATTCCTTTACCTCGCCCACTTCTAAGCTCAAAAGGTCGCTTGTGATTGTGTTCTTTTTTCTCATAAGATTATTTTCTTTGCTGGTTAATGTTTAACTTTACGACGTTTGTAGTAAGTGTTTAACTTCACACCGCAAAGATATTATAAGTTTTATAAAATACCAAAAGTTAAGCCAAAGAAAATTTGAAAATTCTATAAATGTTTCAAATGGCTTTGTCAACAACATTTCAAAAAGTATCGGTGCGGATAAATTACAGAGAATACTAAGCATTTATCCTGATTTGAACCCCGACTGGCCATGTCTTGCAAGGAAAGGTAGGCGGGAAATCTGAGGAGCGCATGGAAAGTATCTCGAAAATAAGGTTTTCCATTCCCTTGATACTTCCAATGCACAACGTAATATCCTCAGACAGCCGGGAAACCTACAACTGGTCTAATAGAAAGGCGCGAGGGGTTCGCTACGTTTCCGAGTAAGATATTCAAAGGCATATTCGGCCTTAGAGATTGCCTCGTCGGGGTTGTTAGCCTTTCCGACATACAGCCAAAAGAGACGGCGGAGCAAACGGCGGTGCCGCCACTGGCGATAACGGAGGATGATATGTTTCATTGTTCTATAAATAAAAAAAACGGTTTTGTTATCTCCACGGATTGCGACGGTTGGGAGGACAAGGAGAGGCGGAAACATTTCCGCTGCGGCTCTCGCCTGACACTGGTTGCGCACATTCGATTTGCTCAAAGAACTGCCGCAGGTGCATGAAAATAGCGTCGCGCGTGTTTAGCATACCAATCTCGCGCGCCTGGTCGGCGGCTTGCAGCATGTCTTGCGCACAGCACGCATTAATGCGCGGGTCATCGCCACTGCCACGCAATACGTCCGTTACCTGTTTATGTAACAGTGCGTAGCTCATCCCGTCGCGGTAGAAACCGTGAAGCTGGGAGAACAAATTACGAATGGCATTCGCCGGTATGTCGTGGCCGTTCCAGTTAAACATTTCCATAAGTTCAAATTTAAAATCAACGGCTAAGATATATAAAGTTCTGATATAAAACAAGGAACGTGCAGAGGAAAATGGAATCCGGCGCGGCACGCAATTGCACGGATTTCCACACTACCCGCAAGCCACCCGCAAACGAAAAAGGGTCTAAGCGTAATAATTTCTAAACCAATAAAATAATATCAACATGCAAAAGGTTTCTAATCTGTGGGTCAAGGGTTCGAATCCCTTCCGAGTCACAAACAAAACAACAAAGATAAAATGCTATAAACAAGCATTTTACATTTTCGCTCTCAATTTACTAAAACTTCCAAGTGCAGGAAACGGCTTTAAAAAAAAGCAGTTTCATGCCCTTTTTTTGCGCTTTCCGCTGAAAAAAGATGTTTGCTGCTGCAAATCACCCGCAAAATACCCGCAAAAAACCCGCAAGTAATATGGCAACAATCAAACTTTATCTCGATACAAGGGGTTGCGCGAAAGGAAATCCCGCACCCGTAAAAATTGCACTCACTAAAAAAGGCAGCACGGTAACGCACTCGACAGGCGTAAAACTACTGCCCGAACAATGGGACAAGGAGGCGTGCAAAGTAATAAAACACCCGCAAAAGCTACCGCTCAACAACATGCTTGCCACGCTGCAATCGGAGTGGCAGCTGGCTCTTGTCAAACTGGAATCGGAAGGAAAAGCCCGGCGGGCACGCTCGGCAGCCGAACTGAAAAAAATGATACGTAATACTATCGACCCACAAGAAGGGCAACAAGGTAATTTCGTCGCACACTATAAGAAATATGCCGCCACGCGCCGCACACCGGGGACGCGTGACACATATTGGCAGACTTTGCGGCGCATGGAAGCGTTCGACAAGAATTTGGAAACGCGCACGTTCGAGGACATCGACAAACATTGGCTCACCGGATTTGAGGCTTTTATGGCACAGACCACACATTCGGAAAACTCCCGCGCATTCCATTATCGGAACATAAGAGCCGTTTTCAACGACGCTATCGACGAGGAAATAACAACCTCATACCCTTTCCGCAAATTCAAAATCCGGCGCGCACCTACTCCCAAACGGTCGCTCACCGTGGAACAGCTAAGGACGTTGGCAACATATCCCTGCGAGCCGCACCTTGTGGCTTACCGCGATATTTTCATGCTAATGTTTTTCTTGGCCGGCATAAATGCCGTTGATTTGTTTGCCGCGCGCCGGGCGAATATAGTAAATGGCCGGCTCGAATACATACGGGCCAAAACGCACAAACTTTATTCGATAAAAATCGAACCCGAAGCGGCTGAACTAATAGAAAAATACAAAGGGAAAAACTACTTGCTTTTCGTCTCCGACAATTGCTCAAATTACAAAAACTATCTCCACCGCCTCGGCGTGGCATTAAAAAACATTGGACCTGTAAAGCGTGTAGGCCGCGGGGGCAAAAAAGTACGTGAACCACTGTTCCCTAACATCAGCCAATATTGGTGCCGCCACTCGTGGGCCACAATCGCCGCCTCGCTCGACATACCCAAGGAGACAATTGCCGCCGGGCTCGGCCACGGCGGAAACACCGTTACAGATATTTACATCGACTTCGACCGCCGAAAGGTCGATGAGGCGAACAGGCGTGTAATGGATTGGGTTATTTACGGAAAAAAATAATCCATTTAAGGGAGACTGTAAAAAGTCTCCCTGCCTTTTTCTAAAGTTCCTCTATAAATTCGTTGTATTCCACTTTTTGCTCCTCGCTGAGGCCATAATCGAAGTCGCCTAAGCCTCCGTCGTCAAACAGCCAGCGGAAAAAATTCGGGTCGTTTCCCGCCTCGCGTTCCACGTATTCGCGGAGTGTCAGCCCCTCGCCGCCGTTATTTACATATTCGTCGTAGTTTTCCCTTAATATTTGTTCCTTGTAATCCCTGTTTTTCATATTGCTTGCCCGTCAAGCCGTTAGCGCAGCATTAAGTCGTTATTTATATGTTATTCAAAGGTAAATGATTTTCGATGTAACGTCCTGGCGTTGTGTTTTCGTCCGCGGCAGCTTGTTTGAGCATATCAGCATACGATTTGCTTACGCTTATGCCGATTGTCGCGCGGGTCTGCCCGCTCCTTTTGCGCCCCGCGCCCGGGCGTGCACCGCCCCACTCTTTTTTTTGTTCGTCCATTTTTTTTTGAGATTTGTCGGTTTTTCCGATTTTTCTTGGAACAAAGATAAATATGTTGTTTGATTTGACAAAATAAAATATCAAGAAATTTCAAAAAGTTTTTTTTCTTTCTCGGTTTCTTTTCTTTTTATATTTTCTTTTCTTATACTCTTTCTTTTTTCGTAGAGTATAGTAACAGGAATACTATTATTATTTTGTAATAAATTAATTTGATAGATAAGCGATAGCAATTTGCTGTATTTTGCATTTGCAGGTTTTATAATTAACATTTCGTTAACTACAGTGGTTTTTATGTAGTGTAAATGTTAAAATCTAAGACACAAACAAGCCTTTTGAAGTAGAAAAAATGATGATGAGCTACATTTTATTTTATACGCTTAAGGCATTGCGAGCTATTTATTTTTGTCAAAATAAAAATAAAGAACATGGGACTTTTCGGTAAAATTTTCGGCGGCGAAAGCAACTACAACAAGAATATAAAGGATTTGAAAGCCGCGAAGCGCGAAGCGCGGGATGTCTATACAAGTCGCGCGAACGAGGATTACATGCAAACTGCGGAGGCGCAAGCTGCACTGACGGAAATGCGCGACGCGCTGGGCGAGCGTTACAAAAACGCTGAAGCCGCACAAGCGGTGACCGGGGCGACGGATGAGAGCGTCGCGCTGCAGAAAAAAGCGGCGAATGAGGCCGTCGGCGATGTGACGAGGCAGCTTGCAAGCCGGGGAACGCAGCGGCATGACAGTGCAATGGATGATTATCTTAACGCTACCGCGAGCTACAATAACGCTATTGCGCAGCAACGTGCAGCCCGTGCCAATGCGCAAACGCAGGCATTAGGAGGTCTCATAAATACCGCAAAAGACGTTGCTGTAGCTGGCTTTGGCGGCGCTTTTAAAAAACAAAATAATTAACAGACATGCCACTAAAAATAAGGAAGCCGGACAACCGAGACGATGGGCAGCAGGTTGTTTTGCAACCTGTTAATCCCATGCAGGTGGTGGGACAACAGCCCGCGCAGGCGCAGGTACAACCGCAAGCAGAATCTACTGCACAAGTACAGCTGCCGGCGCAACAGCCAGTGTTATCCCAAACTCCCCTACCCCAAGCCGGACAGACGCAAGGTCTTGCACAAACGGGCGGTATCACGGGCAGCATACCAGCTGCGCCGCATTTTACGGAAGCTGACGCTTATAACTTAGTCAAAAAACGTAGCGGAATGCAGCCAAATGAGCGTATTGCACAATACATAGAGACAGTCAACAAGCAAGGCCTTACACCAAACGTTGGGCGGCTTGCGGACCTGTGGAACGGCGGAGAAAGCAATGTAGATAAGGAAAAGAGGTTGAGGCGAGAGCGGAACGCACGCATAGCAGCCGCCGTGGGCGACCTTTTCGGAAATCTTATCAACTATGTTAATACGCGCAACGGTATGCCTGCAATGCAACTTAACAGCAGCCTCGCGGGGTTAACAGAACGGCAAAAAAGGCTCGAACAAAGGCGGCAGGCACTTGCCGACAGGGATTTTAGCATGTATTACAATGCCATGCTACGTGACCGTGCGGCTCGTGCAGAGGCGGCCGCACAAGCTAAGAAAGACAAGGCAGCAGCGGCTGCACGTGCGGAAGCGAGGAAGGACAAGGCGGACAGGCTTGCTTACGAGAACTCGCGTGACAACGCACGTCTTGCATATCAGATAGCGAAAGACGCTGAGGCTGGCAAGCGCAGGCAAGCCGCGCAGGATGAAACGGCCCGGCACAACAGGGCAATGGAATCGATTTCGCGTGCGCGTGTAGCAAAAAGCGGGAACATTTATACATATACAAATTTGTATCAAGCTTTACTAAAAGGCTCTCCTAATTTTAGACGCAATGGTGACACTCCCGGGTATGGGAATGCAATAGCCGCCGGAACGTTCAGACCCTCGCGGAACATAGAAAAGCAACTTCGCGATTTTTTTGAGAATAATCCCAATTGGCTTGAGCAAGCTGAAGAAATTGTAGAGTGGAACAATCGGACAGACAACTGGAATCCCGGTGCTATGATACCAACCACTAATTTTAATTTCAAATAATAGGAATGAAAGGTTTAAAAGATATAATCGGTATAGATTACGGCAAGTTGCAGGATGAGCTGCACAAGGAAATGAGCGAAAGCGAGCAAAATACCCGCGAGAGGCAGGAACAAGCGTACATGGACGAGGCGCGGAGGAATGCTCGAGAGTTTGATTTGCCCACGCGCGAAAGGACGTTAAAGGATGATTTCGCGCAAGGCTTCGGGGCTTTCGAACCAGCAAGGCGGCAGTTGCGTAAAGACGAGCAGGTAGCAGAAAACTTGTCAACAGATTACATGCCCTACGTGGGCAGCAAGGACGTTGCCCAGGCTGCAAATGCGTTTGATTTGCCGGAAATGCAGCGTAATTACGCTATATCCCCTACAAGGCATGTAGGCATTGAAAGGTCGCAAGATTTTACAGTTGATGAAAAACAACGCCGCGAGGTTGAAAGACCAACGCATAAATCAAGCGAATATGCGGAAGTGCGTGCGGTTCGTCCGGGCGAGAGAGGCGACGACGGCAGGATATTCCGACGCACTCTCGGCGGCATAATGCCTGAAGCGCGTCACGATACATTTGGTTTTGCCAAGATTGCAAAATCAAGGAGAGACAATCAAGCGGAAAGACTTGCAAATAATTTTAATTCATTGCTCGAAGACGCCATGTCTTTTGAGCCGGGGAATTATAATACAGACCAATACCGCGCGAAAAGCGATACTATAGCCGCAGCGGAGGGCAACTTGCGCGAACTTGTGAGACGCGAAAGAGATTATGATGATAAATTGTACAGCTTTTTTGATACAGATGAGGGCAAGCGCGTAGCAAGGCCTATACTCGATAAATATTCTGATGACAAGGCGCGTGAGGCAGCAAAGATGTACGATATTGACGAAGATACAGCTGTGCAACGTGTGACAGCCGAAAGGGAAAAGAGGCTGCAAGAGGCGTTTGAGGGTAGCGATTATTACCAAAAATGGCTTTTCGGGACGCAATACGGGCAGGCTTACAATGCCTTGAACAAGGCACAAAGGCTGAATGCGGCAAAATACCTTGATGTTGACACTTCCAAACAACAAAAGGATGTTGACAACATGAATCTTGCGCTGTCGATAGACGAGAGCAAGGACTACTATAAACAAGAGCTTGACAGGTTGGAGAAAGAAGCAACGGAGAAAGACATAAAAGAGGGTTGGGTTGATGAGAATACCCGGCGTTACATGTTAAGCGGCGGAAGGCTCTCGCCAATAAACATGCCGTCGGAGAACCAAAAAACGTTGGAAGCGGCTGCACGTGCGTACAACGACATAGCGGAGACGCAGGCGGAGTACTTGCGCGAGGGGAACACTACTGCATTGGGCAGGTTTTTCCGTGGCGCGGGCAACGCGGCGACGGACAAACGGACATGGGATTTCGGCTTTTCGCACCTCAACGACGCGGTGGAGCTGGAAAAGGCCGCGCAAGCTGTTGAGCAAGGTAAGGCGACAAAGGCGCAGGAGCTGTTGGTTAACCTCTCCGCGCTGAAAAACGTCGTTACAAGCGAGTACGGCGACGTGTTGGGCGGCATGTACGGCGCGGGCAGGACGACGACGGAGATGTTGCCGTTTATGTTGCAGATGATAATGACACCTACCACGGGCGTTATAAGGGCTGCGACGGGCAAAATAGCCGGCGTGCTGGCAAAGAAAATGGGAAAGGAAGCGGCGGAGAAAGCCGCAAGGTTCTTTGCCGAGAAACTTACAGGCAAGGTGATAAAGACAATAGGCAAAGGCGTGCAGAAAGTGGCAGAGGCCACGGAGCGCGGTACGGTAGCGCAAACCTTATATGGTATGCCAACCACCCTTGCAGACACACAGGAACGCATGACGGGCATGATAAAGGCGGGCACGTCGGACGACGGTAAGATTGTATATACCGGCAGGGAAAAGGGCGACGGCCTCATAGACGCTGCGAGAAAGTCGTACATTGCAAACAATCTTGAATATACCACTGAAATGTTAGGCTCGCTGTTCCGTCCGGCAACACAGGCTATGAAAAGAGGCGTTAAAGCGTTTACCGATTATGCGACGAAGAACGGCATAAACCTAAGCAAGATATACGATTTCTTTGCCATGACGGACAAAAAGGGCATGGTGCAGATTTGGGACAAATTCGCGAAGAAAGGGTTCTATGACGGGCCGGTCGGCGAATATGGCGAAGAGGTGATAAACAACCTTGGCAATGCGTTGCTGGTGGGAGACCTTAACTTCAACTCGCCCGACGACCCCAATTCTGTGTTCAACCCCAAATTGAATTTTGACACGTTCCTGGCAGTTGCCATGGGCAGCGCGTTCATGGGCGGCTTGGGCAGGATAAACTACGGTGCGACGATACTGCAAAAGAGGGCGGCCGACCACCGGCTCAACGCGAAATTGGAAAACTGGGACAGGCTCAAAGACGAGTTGGCGAGCAAGGCTACGGCCAATGACGCGCTTAAAGAAGGACTTGAGCGGATAGCCTATTATGAAAAAAACGGGAGCGTATCACACAATGAGGCGGAAAGCCTGAAAAAGTCGCTGGCGGACTATGCACAAATAACGTGGTGGCAGAAAGGCCTGGACATGCGCGAGGAAAAAGAACAGGAAGCAGCCGAAGATACCCAAGCCGACAATACCGGAACAACCGCGCAAGACGCGGCAACAGTGGACGTGGTAACCGCCGGGCAGGGCGAGGCGGTTAATGCTGGGCAGCAGCCGGTCCAATCACCTACAGACGTGCTTACATCCGTAAATACGGAAAGTATGCCGTCTGCCGGTGAAGCTGTTGATGTTGACCCGGGACGAGAGTACAGGAGTGCTGGCAGGGATTTCGCGGCAGCTGAAGCTGAACTTGACGATAGAGAGAATAGCAACGACCACAACAAAGCGGCTGCTGCACAAATAATAAAAAGCAGTTCAGACCTTTTCACCGCGCAGGCTATACTTAACGAACGTGCACTTGACACAGAGGATAACCTTGCGCTTGCGGAACGGTATTTTTCTTCTCTCGAAAGGAGCAAGGCCCTTGAAGATGAAATGCTCGCCCGTGCCAACGAGGAAACAGATAACATAATACACAAAGACACAGACAGCGTTGTTGAAGTAACCGACAGGGACGGCAACGCGGGTTATGTGATAAGCGGCGGCGTGTCGGTTGAGGATGACGGAACGGTAAGCGCAACGGATGATACTGTAATGGTAAAATCAGCCGACGGTACGGTAAGGCAGATACCGGCCGTAGAATTACAGTTTACCACCCCGGCGACGAGCAGGGACGATTATGCGCACAGGCTGCAAGCCCGAATGCAGGTGCGCAATGATGTTCCCGAACCGGTAGCGGGTATTGCGTTCACGGATGACGACGGTATAAGGCACACTGTTACGGGTGTAGATACGGCAGGGAACATTGTTGTTTCGGATGACCTTGGAGAAACAACTACCATAAGCAGGGATGATTACAATTACTTTATGAGCAATGCCCTTGACAAGCAGGAGGAGCAGGCACAGGCCGCCGGGCAGGCAGAAGTACAGCCGCAGGAATCGCAGCCGGTTGCCGGACCTGTAACTGCCGGACAACCGCAGAACGTCGAACACTCCTCAACGGATGCACAAGGAACGGGAAAAAACGTGCCGGCCGTAGAAAAAAACGTTGAAAATATTCAACAGGAAGCACCGCAAGAGGTAGATGAGGTAAGTAAAGAGGAACGTTCCGAAATGGAAAACCGTATTGTGGATTGGTTGTCGGAAGACAATCTTTCCAAGGCTTACGGAAAGACAAGGGAGGAAATATTTAACGAGTTTGGGAATGAGCTTGAACCTATTGCATACATACCGGCGCAATTTATATCTTTGGTAGACCCGGAATTGACGGATACAAGGATTTATTGCGGGAAAGGGTATTTTATTGACCATGCTTTGCGTAACCACGCGGGAAGCGGCAGACGGATAGCACCGGAGGACGTAGATGTAAGCAAATATCTTAACATGCAATACGTTCTCGATAATCCGGACAGTATAAAAGAAACTGTTTCGGACGGTAAAAGGACTGTGGTTTTCATAAAGAAAATAGGCCGTTATTTTGCAGAACTTACGCAGGTAGAGGAAAACGGGAAAATAGTCCTGCATAAATCGTTGTTCAACCAAAAGAAAGAACCGTATGCCAAACTTGATGACATACGGTCTAAACAGACATCGCCGGAGGGCGGCGTTTCCTCCATCAGTCATGCAGACAATGCTGCACCCGCAATAAGCCTTGAATCTCGTGACGATGTAAATCGTGCAACTTCTGCTGGCAAAGATAATGAAAAACCGGAAGAAATACCAACAGACGGCAAAGGAAATTTGCTTTACTCCGAAGTTCCTGTTGAAAAGACTGTTGCGTATTTGTATAACAGCGGTCTTACCGATGAGGAGATACAAGGCTTTATAGAGGCTAACATCGCGGCTTCACGGGAAAAATATGAACGCTTGGCACAGAAACAGCCTAAGATAGGTACGGACATCGCAAAATACAAAGCCAAAAAAGCGCAATGGCGGTCGTCGGTGGACGGTGCAAAGAAACAATATGACTATTGGCAGGCCGTTGATACTTACATAAAAGAGCAGACGCATACCACAGAAGAGGAGGTATCAGCAGCACGCGCCGAACTTGAAGGAGACAATGCAAGGCGTGAGTATGCGTCCATATCGGGCGACATACAGGGCGACGCTGTTGTCACGGCCGCACAGTTCATAAGCGACAAGAAGATAACGCCAGAGAGCTTCAGGCGCGAGACGGGTTACGGAAAAGATGAACAACGCCGTTTCGTGGGCATGATAGCAAGCAAGGAGAAAGGCGGGGAAAGCATAGAGCGCCTTGCGGAAAGACTTGCCGAGGATGACGCGGACAATAACAACGGCGCACTGTACCACGGTGACGATTATAACGCCAAGAGTGCCATATTGGAAGCCTTGCAACGTTACGGTACGCGAGGGGCGTTGAAAAAAGGCGAGGATGACATGCTCGCGGACAAATATGCAGAGGAGAAATCCGAAGAAAGGGACGCGCATTATATGGACGCATACCACATGGATTATGCGGATTATTTGGCGGCACGTGAGCAGGAAATGCCTGATATTTGGCGGAAATACGGTAATTTTGACAAAGACGAGTATTATTCGCTTTATGCGGAAGAAATAGAACAACGTTTAAAAGGTATAGAAAATGAGCAAAGAACCGACAGCGAAAGAGAAGAGCCGGCAGATGATAGAAGCGATAAAGTTTTGCCTGGAGAAAGGCTTGATGACGGCGGAGGAATTGCGGAAAGTGCAGAGCCCGAAAGAAAAGGCGATAATGGGAATGGAAGCCCTGTTCCGCATGGGTATGTACAAGAGGGCTCATCCGCAGGAGAAGTAGCGGAGAAAATAGCACAGGCCGAAGCTGAGACGGATACAAACCCGACCGAGGCGCAGAAAGAGGCAGGCAACTACAAGAAAGGACATGTAAGGATAGACGGGTTCGACATAACAATAGAGAACCCGAAAGGCAGCGTGCGCAGCGGCGTGGACGCGAATGGTAAGCGTTGGGAGAATACGATGAACAACACTTATGGTTACATGCGCGGCACGGAGGGCGTGGACGGCGACCATATAGACGTGTTCCTTTCGGACAACCCGGAAGAAGGTAACGTATATGTAGTAGACCAGCAAAATCCGGAGACGGGAGAGTTTGACGAGCACAAGGTTATGTATGGCTTCAACAGCATGGAAGAAGCCAAAGAGGCTTACCTTGCGAATTATACCCCGGGCTGGAAAGGGTTAGGTACTATAACCGAGGTAAGCAAAGATGAGTTCAAGAGGTGGATAAACAGCAGCCATAGAAAGACCAAGCCGTTTGCGGAATATAAGAGTGTGAACAAAACTGCCGGGCAGGGCGAGGCTAACGAGGCTGCAATCCGTGACGCTGTTGTGGAAAGGCTGCGTGAGAGCGGCATTGACGTAATAACTGACACGGAAGCCGGGCAGCGCGTGCTGGACGAAGCGAACGGGAAACAAAAAATATCGCTTGAAACCGACTCCGTTCCAGAAGAGGAACATCTTCGTACCGTCATTTCAAGCGATTCAGGAGCAAAGGTACTAAAAAACATAGACAACCTTATTAATGAATATGAAAATTCTTCTTATACCAAAGAAAAAACATTCATAGGAAATATTGCAAAAGCTCTTAGCGCAAGGCAATACGGCAGCGGCAGCGAGTATGCGACTTTTGAGACAGTAAACGGAAAGATTGTTACTATCCGTCTTGCAAATCACAGTGCGTCGTCTAAGCGAATGGATAATGCCGGACGCGACAACGCAATAAGCATAGTAATATCTTCAAAGCCCAACACCGGAGTATTTAACGACGGCAAAGCGCATATAGTAGAGTTTTATTATAATGCCATGAAGTTGCGCCGTGCCGGGGGCAAGCCTTTGGTTGAGATACTCAAATCAATAAAGCAAGCCCTTTACAGTGGCGAATACAAGGACACGACGGGTCTTGCGGAGGTGCAGGAAGTAAACGGCGACACGATACGTGAACATCGTGTTTACCACGGCAGTGGCGCGGATTTCGAGGCTTTCGACCACTCTCATATGGGCGAGGGCGAGGGCGCACAGGCTTACGGCTGGGGCTCGTATGTGACGGAAGTTGAGGGAATCGGGCGGACGTATGCAGAGGAAAGAAGAATATCCGAGACGGATGTTGACGATGAATTGGCAACGCGAATGGCAGACTATGAAGCTGATTCCGACAGTGTGAGTGAGCCCGATTATGCGACACGCGAGCATTTCGGTATCGACGAACCTGTTTTCTTGGAAGACGGGTATTCAGTAGGCGACGCAGACGAGGCAAAACTGGCAAGGCAGGCGGCAATCTACTATGGGCGAGACATAGACCTCGAAAACGAGGAGGATGTTGAAGAAATAATAGATGAGTTGCTGGGAGACATGACCGGCTATTATAACGAGGAATACGCGCGACGCAGGAATGAATATGAAAGCAATCTCCGCGAGGAGTTGGAAGCACGGCAAACAGTCCACCTTTATACGGTAGAAATTCCCGACGACACGGGAGAAAATTACTTGGATTGGGAGAAAGGACCAACCGAGAAGCAAGGCGAGCTAATACGGAAGGCCCTTTTGGCAGAGTTAGACAGCCGTGGTATGCGTTCAGAAGAAAACATCGCAGGTTTGGAGCGTCAGTGGAAACTGGCTTATGAAGCGGACGGCAGGATTGGCGGTGCAATATACTATAATATTATCCGGCGCGTTGCCGGAAGCGACAAAGCGGCAAGCGAGTTATTGTCTAAGATTGGTTTCACGGGTATTTCCTATCCTGCACAGGCCACCACGGGCGGGCGTGCGGACGGCGCACGGAATTACGTTATTTTCGACGAAAAGGATTTGAAGATAACCGACCACGTGAGATTTTTCCGCACGGAAAACGGCGAGGCTTACGGTTTTACCGCTGGCGGGAAGATTTATTTAGACCCGCGCATGGCTACAGTTGAAACGCCTATACACGAGTATTCCCACCTGTGGGCGAGCGTATTGCGGGAGGCAAACCCAAATGAATGGAAACACATTGCAGAACTGTTGAAAGGCACTCCTGTATGGGACGAGGTGAAGCGCAGATACCCGGAATTGGAGACAGACGACGAAATAGCGGACGAAGTGCTGGCAACGTATTCGGGACGGCGTGGCGCGGAACGCCTGCGGGATGAGGCACGCAAGATAGCGGAGGGTAAAGGTTCTCCGATAGACAAGGCGGAGGCAGTGTCGGCATTGCGGCGTGTAAGGGAAGCATTGCAGCGTTTTTGGAAAGGCGTTGCGGACTTCCTGCATATACATTACGCGAGTGCGGAGGATGTGGCCGACCGGGTAATGCGCGACTTGGCAGAAGGCGTGAACCCGCAAAAATCCCCAAAGGGCAATATGCAAAACCCGGCTGTTGAGAAGATAGAGGATGTTGGCGAGAAGATAGGCGGTGCAAGGAAAGACCGTTTTGCCGAATACATGGAGAAAAGCAAGCAGGTGGAAGACAAGCCGGAGAGTTTCATGGAACAACTTCGCAAGTTGCCTGTGAGCAAGATGTTCAACTTCCCACTCGACGCATTACGCAAAGACGGTTTGAGCAACGAAGCTGCGACGCTCATAGACATAATACGCCGTATGATTCCTGCTAAGCCGCGTTCGGAATGGAAACTGAAACGTTGGACCGAGAATGTGTTCAGACTATACAGGATGTGCCTTACATTAGGGACGGCCGACAAGAAAATGTTGGACGACATACTGGAAAGGATTCAGAGAGAAAGAATCATTTCGGGAATGTACCGCGCCCAAATGGCTTTGGGCGGTTTTGATTCGGGCAAAGACACCGGCACCGCAAGGCTCGAACAGTTGGGCGACAACGCAGGGCATTATGACAAAAACGGGGAATGGGTTTCTGCAAAGGGACAATGGTATGTTTCGCACGCAGGCCGTTACGGCGGCATATACCCTGACTTCGAAAAAGCAAAGGAAGTTTTGGAGAAATTTGCCGGTGAGAACACCAAAACAAGTGGAAGTAAAAAAGATGTACAGTTCTCAGTATACATGAGCAATGCGGACAAGAGTTGTTTCATAACTGTAAAGGGCAAACCCGACATGGTGGTGCAAAGCGGTTTCAAGACTGCCAAAGACGCAACGAACTATCTGAACGAGCATATTGACGATTTGCGGGAGAAATACCGTAATTTCAAGGAAAGCACCAATATAGGTTTCCGTCCTAACGGTGAGCGCATTGGAAAAGACTGGCGCGGCGGCAAGGATGTCGCGGCAGAAGATTTTCGCAAGGCATTCGGATTCCGCGGAGTGGAGTTCGGGAACTGGACTAACCAAAAAGAGCGCCAAAGCGCATTGAACCAGGCATACGACGCTTTCATGGATTTGTCGGAGGCCACAGGCATATCACCACAAGGCTTATCGCTCGGTGGTGAGCTGGGTATTGCTTTCGGTGCACGTGGAGGCGGTAAGGCGGCAGCGCACTATGAAAGCGGGAAAGTGGTTATAAACCTTACCAAAACGCAAGGTGCGGGCACGCTGGCTCATGAGTGGTGGCACGCGATAGATAATTATTTCTCCCGCCGCAGAGGGCACAGTGCCGGGTATAACACCGAAAGGCGCGACTACAAGCTGACACGTGAGGAAGGTAAACTAAAACGTACAGATGAAAAGGAACGGACGGAGATAACAGACGCTTTCGGCGAGCTGATGAAAGCGATAGAGGAAAGCGATTACGGGAAGCGGAGCAACAGGTATGCTTCGATAAAGTCCAATTACTGGAAAGACCCGACGGTATTGGGCGCGAGGGCATTTGCGGTATGGGTGGAAAGGAAACTTTCGGAAAAAGGTATCGTGGATGACTTCCTTGCGAACAACAACACGTTAGGCTGGGATACTCCCGAGTTGACGCAGAAGTATTTCCCGTATCCAATGGAAAGTGATTTTGAAAGTCTCGACACGGCTTTTGACAATCTTTTCAACGCGATAGAGGAAAAGACGGACGAGGAAACGGGTAATACGATATTGTACCGTTTCATCGGCGAAAAAGGTGCGGCGCGACTTGACGCGGCAGAGGAAGCAACGAAGAGGTTAGACAACCTTGCCGTGGCAAGGCAAATGGAAGCAGCATATAACGAGAAGAAAGCCCGCATTGAGAAGTTGCGGCGGAGCAAACCTGTTAAGATAACGGGAGAAGAATACAAGGGTAAGTATGAATTGAACAGGGACAGCGCAAAACAATGGATAAAGGATAACCTGCGTGGCGAATATGTCAACAAAGATACAGGTGAGAAGATAGAAATACGTAAAGATGGTGCGCAAAAAGTTACGTCACACAGTATGGGCAATGAAGCCCATTTGAAATCATTGGCTGCGATACCGCAGATGATAGAGAACTCTATCTTTATTGATGAGTTGCCAAATGAAAAAACAAACGGCAAATATGACAGTTACAGGTACTATGTCTGCGGGTTGAAAATAGGTGGCGTTGATTATACGGCCAAGATAACAGTAGGTGTAAAAGGGGCAAGCAAATATTATGACCATGCTCTTACTGAAATAGAAAAAGGCAATCTCCTTGATAACATTGACGCTTTATCTACCACGTTTGTTAACAATGAGATTGCCAATGGTTTTAAACCAACGGGGGACGCACCTGTACCGTCTTATTCCAAAGGCAAAGATAAACGTTTGGTTTCAATATTGCAAACTAACGATGATGAAAATGCAAGGAAGATAAAAGTTGCAACAGGCTGGGAACGCGGCGCAGACGGCAAATGGCGGTACGAAACGCCGGACATAAAGTATAGGCCCGTTAAAAACATTGAGGAGGGTAAGTTTTATCAACTTAGCGACTTAGTAAATGATAAAGACTTGTTTAATGCTTACCCTGAATTAAAGTCCGTAAACGTGGTTTTCAGGTATGAGCCGGCCTATGATTATGGCGGTTATTGGGACATAAGAGAGAAACTGATACTCATTAATACAGCATATACCACTTCGAGGCATTACGAAAGTGTTCTTGTTCATGAGATACAACATGCCATTCAATATATAGAGAGGTTCGCACATGGTGGAAGTAAGTCTCTTGCTTATGAGTATTATATTAAAAAAGACGGAGAATATTTAGGCGACTTCAACAAAAGGGAACTGAACGAGCTATATGAGTTACGCCGCATGGCAGAACGGCTTGTTGATGAGGGCCAGTACAAAAGGATAGGAAATGCCATAAACCACATATTGAAAACAGCCAAAGAAAACGGGTATTATCCTAAATGGGTTGTAGACGATTACGACAAAACACCTTACTATGTATTGCAGGATTATACATCGGCCGAGCTGGAAAAAGCACGAGATTTAGACGAGGACAAATTCTATATGTCGATTTCGGGTGAGGTGGAAGCCCGCAATGCCGAAGAACGAATGGGGATGTCGGAGGATGAACGCCGCAATACCCTTGCAAAAGAGACAGAAGACGTTGCGCGTGAAGACCAAATATTCCTTGAAACGACATTGCGAGGGAACAGTAAAGCTCAAATGCAGTCAGAGAGCGCGGATTTGCAAGAAACGAACGAGCGGTTTAATGAGGAGCTGGATAAATGGGAAAACGGGGATATGACGGCAAACAAATACATAAATGTCGGCAGCCCCAAAGGCACTCTTCAATATTTCATGCCGAAATTGCCTATTATTTTACGTCAAAAAGTTTTATCGAAGAGTAAAAAGAAACATGGGCTTTCCGCAACAGACATGCGTGATTTGCCCGTGGCATTGGCCTACCCGATATTTGTGTTCAAGCGTGGGAATGACAGCATAAGTGTTCTGACTGAACTGGAAAACAGCAAAGGGGAGAATGTTTTTGTCGCCATAGAGCTTGATGCTCAAAAGCAAATGGGACATCAGATTTTAAATGTGAATGACATCTTAACAATACATGGCAGGGAAATAGAAAATGTAATAAGTCCTATTATTGAAAATCAAAGCCTTGTATGGGTAAATAAAGAAAAAGGACTAAATTGGTTGTCCTCAGCGAAATCAAAATCGCAGGCAATCACCAATGAAGTCCTTGATTCTGCTGCAAATATAGTGAAAAACTTCAATAACCCGGAGGGAAGCGGCGGAAATTTACGCGAGGGTGTGGCAGAATACGCGGCGGAGAACAGCCCGGAGGCTGTAGCGCGTCGTAATGCAGAACGTAAAGAGCGCATAACGGGACGTGTGAGAGCGTTTGCGGAGGAGAACGGCCTTGGCGATATAGACATAATAGAGAGCGCGGACGACGCCCGTGTGCCGGATAGAGTGCGCAGGGAGATAGAGAGTGGTTCGGTTGTATCGGGCTGGTATGATACAAGGACCGGCCGTGTGGCACTCTACTACCCCACTGTGACGGACGAGGCGGACGCATTGCGGACTGTGGCCCATGAAGCCATAGGGCACAAGGGATTGAGAGCCGTTATAGGCGAGGATACTTATAATGAGTTCTTGGACTATGTAGATAAGAATGCCGACAATGATATTGCGGAAAGGATAAACGCGAAAGAATCGGAAACGGGCAACAGGCGCGTGGCCGTTGATGAAGTGTTGGCAGAGATAGCCGAGCGCGAAGCGGGTGAACCGGTGCATTTGAACTTATGGCAACGCATAGCAGGCTGGATAAGGGACGCTTTGCGCAGGATAGGTATTGACACGGAGATAACCGTAGGACAGGCACAATATTATATATGGCGCAGTCGCAGGAACGCCGGCGAGGGAGGTTTGACAGACACTGCCCGGGATACTGTAATGCGGAGAAAGACAAAGGCTAAAGACGTGTTGAACATCAGCGCCGGAATGCGCACGGCGGCGGAATCGGAAGCCGAGACCCTGCAAGAGGTGAACAAGCGGTTTAACGAGGAGCTTTCCGGACTGACGGAGGAAAACGCCCAAAGTAAAATATTGTACTTGGGTAATCCGGGTAAGATTTTGTTAGCGGCGGGAATATCCGACAAGCCTATTAAACTGTATGGGAACAAGCTATTGAAGAAAATGCACAAGCATGATTTTACAATAGCGGCCGTAAAGAATTTGCCAATAGAAATTAACAATCCTATAGCCGTATTCAAGGGGTCTGTTGAAAACAGTTTTGCTATCTTGTCAGAATTGAAAATAAACGGGAATAATGTGCTTGCAAGTCTTACTATAGGTAAGGGAAATGATATTGAATTCAATATTATTAGTTCTATTTATGGAAAAGACAGCAATAGCGTTGTTTTTTGGATTAACAGAGGAAAAACTTTGTATGTAAACAAAGAAAAAGCCCTTAATTATCTACGCATTTCCGCTCCAATTGCGGAGGCACAAGACAATCAAGAGCTTGATTCTGCTGCAAATATAATAAATAATTTCGAGAATCCGGAAACGGGTGAAGAAAATATCCGTTTCCGCAAGAGTCCGCGACAGAGAGCGATTGAGGCTGCCGACAATGCAGTGCGTACATATAGGGAAAGTGCGGCGGATTTGTACCATAACACGTTAGAGAGAAGCATGTTCCGATTTACGGAAGCGTTCCAAGACGGCATGAGGTCGGTAAGGGTACTCGTGGACAGTATACTAACGTCGCGCGGCGAAAGCATAAACGAATTAAAGGAGTATGAGGATGCATACCGGGCGGAGAACCATTGCGCAAGCAAGAGCATGAACGAGTTCGACCAATACAGGAACAGACTGTACAATCCCGTTATAGAGGCTGCAAGGCGGGTAATGGAGACAAGCGGTCTTGACACTGACGGCCTGCGGCATTATCTCTTTGCCAAGTCGGGCTTGGAGCGCAACAGGGAATTTACCGTAAGGGATATATACAAGATAGCCGACAAGGCTAACGACGAGGCGCAAAGGCGTTATGCGACGGCCAAAAGGAAAGTGGAAGAAGCCAAAGCGTCGGACGAATGGAAGACGCTGACCGGGGAAGAGAAGAAAGAGCTGGAACTCACAACGTCGAATGCGGAGAAAAGAGCCGACGAGAAGAAAGCGGCATTGGACGCAACGGAGGCAATAGTAAACGAATACCGCGAGCTGGAAGAACGGATGTACCTGGAACTGGAGAACGGCGACATAGGCTTTGAGGAGTATTGCGACACGTTGGACGAGTTCGTGACGAAGCGCATAGACAAGGATTACGACCCGGCCAAAACGGATTATTCGGGTTTTGCAAGCATTTTCAAAGGAGAAAAGGATTACAAGCAGGCCGCTCTGGCATTGGTGCGGAGCATAGAGGGAGACCGTGCCCGTAGGAGCACGGCAGGCGTAAACGACGCGTTCAACGAGGCGTTGGGTAAACTGACGGAGGAGAACGCGGACGGGGTGACGCTTATGCTCGGCAGGCCGTCGGAAGTGCTGCGTGCCGCCGGTGTAGAGGACAAGCCGATGAAACTGTACGGCAACAAGGTGATAAAGAAAATGAAGAAACACGGGTTCGCGCTTGCAGAGCTTAAAAACTTGCCCGAGGCCGTGGCCAACCCGATAGCTGTGTTCGACAATTACCAAAAGGAGGGCAACCGTTCCATACTCACAGAGTTGAAAACAAGCAACGGTAATTTCCTTGTAATAATTGATTTAGGCAAAGACGCTGATGTAGATTTCAACATCGTTACGTCCGTGTTCGGCAAAGGGAACAATAATGTAGTTGACTGGATAAATAAAGGGTATGCAACTTATATAAATAAAGAAAAAGCTCAAGAGTTCCTGTCCCATCAATCCGCACTAATCGCGGCAACAGCAGCAAACTCTGAGCTTGATTCTGCTGCAAATATAGTGGAAAATTTCGAGAATCCCAAATTTGAGGCGGACGAAACCGGCATAATGGCGGAACGAGCTTGCAACGACTTGTGGAAAAAGATAAAGACGGCGACGGATTATCTTTTGAGCAAACAGGCGGAAGGCGGGCTTATATCACACTCGCAGGCCGACATGCTGAAAAAGCGCAGCAACTGGTATGTGCCCATGCGCGGTTGGAACGGGATAACCACGGCGGACGTGTACGACTACGTAAACAACTGGAACAAGACACAGGGACGCCGGAAGGAGAAGGAAGCGGGAGGACGCGGCAGCGAAGCCGGTGACCCGATAGCACAGATAATATACATAGCCCAAAACACCATAGAGGAAGCCAACCGCAACGAGGTAAAACAGCGATTCCTTGATTTCGTGCTGAACCACATGAGCGACCTTGCCACCGTGCACCCGGCATGGGTACGCCTTAACGAGAAAGGCGAATGGGAATATGCCGCCCCGGACATAGAGGAAGGAGACAGTGCGGAACAGATAGAACAAAAGATAAAGAATTTCGAAGCAAACATGCAGGCGGAGAAAGAGGCGGGACGCGCGTCAAAGATAAACAGCAAGGCACGTCTGAACGTGAATATGGTTGTTATCCCGAGAACAGAGGACGAGCACACCGTGCTTGTGAGGCGCGGCGGGCGTATGTTTACAATAATAATAAACGGCAACCCGAGAGCCGCACAGGCCTTGAACGGGTGGTTGCAAAGACAGCAACAGGGCGATGTGGCAAGGGTGTTCAACCGTGCAATGCGCGGGATAGCCATGCTTATAACGAGCAAAGCCCCGAACTTCATACTGCGCAACGGTATGCGGGACTTCGGATATGCGGCGGACACGCTAATGGTGCGCGAGGGCAAGGACTACGCGGCACGCTTCCTAAAGAACTACGCGGCGATAATCCCCGCGAGGGAACACAGCATATTCAAACTGCTGGAGAAATTCAAGGAAGGTATGCTTGACACGGAGCACGACGATGTGGAACGCATGTTTTCGGAATTCATGCTTAACGGCGCCGAGACGGGATATATAAATTATCAAAACGTGGAAAAGTGGCGCTCCGACATAGAAAATCTTCTTAAGAAAGACCCGAAAGGGATTACGGAAAAAGGTAAGAAGAACTTGAAAAAAGCATGGAAAGGGACATGGGAGTACATAGAAAAGCTGAACCGCGGGGCTGAGGACTTGGTACGCTTTGCAACATACATGACAAGCAGACAGGAGGGCCGCAGCATATTCACGAGCGTAGACAACGCAAAGAACGTGAGCGTGAACTTCAACCGCAGCGGCGCAGGCTATAACGGGCAAGGCTGGTGGAGATACCCCGCAGGTTTCATGCGCGGCTGGTTCATGTTCTTCAACGCGGGAGTGCAGGGCCTTACAAACTTCCTGTACAATTTCAAGGCTGCACCGGGGCGGAGTACGGCAAGAGCCATTGCACGCGGTATAGCCGGCAGCATTGTCCCCTACTTTACGCTGGGATTCCTGAACGGGTTGCTGCACGGCTTGTATGGAGGTGATGACGGCGACGACGACGGCAAAGACGGGTATTTCGACCTTACGGACTATACGCGACGGACGAACTTTATTATAGGCGGTTTCGGCGACTATTACATCATGTTGCCGTTGCCTATAGAGTTGCGCGCATTCTACGGTGCGGGCGAGGCGTTTGCCGGAGTTTTGACCGGCAAACAACATGCAGAAGACGTTGCTTTGTCGGCTGTGGCCTCACTCTTCGAATTATTGCCGGTTAACCCTGTGGAGATGTACAAAAACCCTGCAAACCTTGCAGGCGGCGTATTCTCCCCCATTGCACAGGCTGTAATGAACAAGAACTTTATGGGCGTTCCATTGTACAAGGATACGCCTTGGAACGAAGAAGCTCCTGCATACACGAAAGCCTATGCCGGCACGCCGAAAATACTTGTGGATATATCGAGAAGTATAAACGAGCTTACAGGCGGAAACGAATATAAGACGGGTTGGTTAGGCAAGACTGACAATGTTATAAACAATCCGGCGATAACATACCACTTGTTACGTTCATACTTGGGCGGCGTGGCACAGGTATTCGGGCAGGTGTTCAACCTTATGGGCGATTACATAGTGCCGAATGCGGAAACCGCGATTACCGGCGAGGGAGAATATAATACAGACAGAATTTTCCGCGAGATACCGTTCTTTAGCGTGCTCGTTACGCAAAACGATGAACGCACAGGATATTCGTTGACAAACAAGTTGTACCACGACATGAAAGAGCAGGCCGACAGACGTAAGGATTTACTTGGAAAATATTTCGCAGACGGCAACAAACAGGAAGAAATTAACGAAATGCTTGAAGACAGTAAGGCGAACGCCAAAGACGACGTGATACTGTTTTACGACGGAATATTGAAAGACCTTAACGAGCAGGCAAAAGGCAGTACGGAAGAAGAATCCGAACAGATAAAGATAACAATAAACAAAGTAAGAAAGGCCGCCGTGCTGAATGCTTCGGAAGCAGCTGGCGAGCCGTTGACGCTCAACATGCCGCAAACAAGGCTGCAAGAGCAGTTAGGAACGGGCGAAGCGTACATAGCCGAACACATGACTATACCCGACGCATTGGAAGAAGGAGAATTGCGACGGTTGAAATCGCAAGCCTCGAAAAACCCGAACACGACTAAGAATAAAATAACGTTGACAATAATCCGAAGATATGAATCGTTCAAGCGAAAGATGTCGGACGCTATGGAATATTCGGACGATATGGGATACAATCTTAACACAATACGCGAAGCACGGAAAGGAATGCTGGAGTATTTGAGGGGGATGTAAAAAGAGCCGGGCTGTGCGGAAGTGCAACCCGGCTCTGGACGCTTTTATGTAGCGTCTACCTTTCGTTGTAGATGAAATTGAGGCCGTAACGCGCGTATTTGTGGAATTTCCTGTCGGAGCTTACAAGGGGTATGCGGTCTGCAATGGCTTGTGCGATAATCAGGCGGTCGTTAGGGTCGCGGTGGTCGTCATATAGAGGCAGGGTGGCAAAGGTCTCGAGGTGTTTCACCGTGACGTGTTCTACGCCTATACCGGCTTCCGCGAGACTACATATAACGTTACACGGGTCTTGTCTCACTTTCCCTGTCTGGCATAGATATATGAGTTCATGGACGCACACGGCACTGGTAAAAAGGGCGTTGGAGTAGTCGAACAAACCCTCTTTTAAGTCAGTACATAATTCGTCTTTGTCGTAAAGATAGAACACAAGTATGTTTGTGTCTAACAGCAGCCTCATTTCATAACAGCTTTCATGTCGTAATAGACAGGCTCGTCGTTTTCGTGGGCAAGCAGGTATTTGGCCGCTTTGGATAGTTTCTCCTGCGGAGTAGCTTTCAACTTGGCAATGAACTCGGTCATTTCTTTCCGCTTTTCTTCTTTGGTTTTCTTGTTGGTTACCATGTGTGCGTGATGTTAGAATTCATTGCAAAGATAGTAAAAACAAACAATCAAACGAAGCCCGGCGGAATGGAAAAAGATTCAATGCTTGTGCTTCAAGGTATAATATTCAGAGAATATTTTGATTTTATCAAGCAATTCTTTTCCGCTGCATTCAGAAGAATTCTTGGAAGCCGAGAAATAACAGCATTTTTCTTTGAGCTCCGAGGGAGACATGAGAGTGCCGTCGAACAAGCCGCGATGATACAAATAACGGTAAGATTCAACACCCGTGTCATACGAAAGTATGAACATACGTTTGTATTGCGGCGAATAAATGGCATAGAAGCGTTTTTTGTGCTGCTTGAACATTTTATCCGCTCGGTATTTGGCATTCCAAATCATGGCTGCACAATATAAAATGGTTCGCACTGGCACTGTTCTTTTTTTTACAATAGCCTTGGCTATATGCGAGGCCTGTTGCATTTTGTTTGAAAGAAATTCTTTTAATTCCATTTTCCTTTTAATTTAAATATCTGACATTCCTATTATTGTTAAGTTTCGAAAAATCGTAACGAACCTTTTTCTTTACCGGGTATTCGTCGAATTTTATTATTGAGACAAAAAGGCCAATGCCCCGTGACATTACCTTGTCGTCATGCTTCCCAACGGCTGCCGAATATTTATTGTTGGGATATTTCAAGAAGAAAGACATCTCATTTACGGTTTGCGTGTCGGGTTCGACGTAATCGTCCTCGCGGACGGTTTTCACATAATTGAGAACGATAGCCGGTTTAGTGCTACGACTCGTAAAGAATCCCCATTTGTGTGCTATGGTCTGTTTTTTGTCGGTTTCAGAACCACGGTCGCAATAAAGGTTATTATAAAGCGGTACGAGAACAGGGAAAAACAGTTCTGTGACATCGCCGTCCGTATCGTTCATTCGCGAATCAGGCGTATTACGTTCGACAACCAATAATGCATTACAATAATATATAGATATTTGCGCGCATTTGATAGCAAGCAAATCGGGGTCGTCGTGGCCGTACCATTCTGCGACGACCCTTTGCGGCTTCCCCTCGTACATCGGAGTACGGTCGAAAACGGTAATACATGTATAGTCGGAAGTTTTTCTGCGCCCGCCTATATCGACAGAAACAAGGTAGGCATTAGTAAATGTTTCGGCTTTATTCTTGTCGGGATATTCCCATATCTTGAAATTCCCGCCGGGCGAATCTGCTATTTTAAGGTTTACCACAGATTTTGCACCTTTAGGCTCTTGTCCGTAAATATCTCCTGTAAATAACGGCTTTTTTATATTTTCAGACTTTAGCATTTCATCTATTTTATAGATGTCGAATACCATGCTTCCGCTCGTGCGGAAAGCCTCTACATCGTTGGACGGGTATTCCTGTTTCATGTCTTCAGGGTCAGAATAACGTTTAGACATGGTGGAATACCAATTTATGCCCTCGAGCGTAGCTCCTATAGACCAAAGCCAATAAAGGTATTTGCCCCCTCCCCTTTCGTCGTTGCGCCGCGAGATGAGTTTATTTATAAATTCGTCTTCATTTTTTAAAGCAAGGCAATTCGATTCTATTTCGAACCAAGAAACAAATATTGCTTCGAATTCGGACAAAGGCTCTCCATATTCATCGGTAGAACAAGCTCTGACCCATTCATCGTAAAAGAAATTCTCCATGCCGTTAGGCGTGCTTTCGTAAACGATAAATGTGTATGGCGCAAGAGATATTCCGGAGCATGCGGCCTTTACGAGCTGTTGAGACGTGATTTTTTCTGAATTAGGCCAAAATGCTACTTCCGTACAGTGCGCCATTGATACATCCCCGCCACGCACACTATCGGGATTAGCAGCGGAAACGGTTGTTATTTTGCAATTACGTACAGGGATGACAGAAATGTTAGGCGTGCCGCCTGATGTTATTTTTGCTTTGTTCTTTACATTTGCCAACACTACATTTTCACCGCGCAGCAAGAAATCCGGAAGATTGTCGAGCAGTTTGACGTACATGTCTTTGGATGTAAACGCGGCATTAGCCTGGTTACCGACAATAATAGAATTCCACGACAGCTTCCAAAATAATTGCAACCAGCCCATGTATACCTCGACGCACGTAGAACCACCCCACTGCCTGCCTTTCAATATTATTATCCTTATCGGTTTTCCCGCTAAACGTTGCTTTTCGCATTTCTTCACGAGCTTACGCTGTGCCGGGCGCAAGAAAAAATTTATATCAGGACCACCCTCTTTATTTTTTATTTTTACGTAGGCATAGCAGAAATAAGGAAAGTCGTGTTTGCAACGCAGATATTCGAAATACTCCAAAGCGGCCTCATAGGAATCGTCGCTTTCATCCAAATATTTTTCTGTAAACTTTCTTATAGAACCTGCTTGAATTATCAAAAGTATTAGACTTTCTTCAAGCATTTGAACGGGAAGAAATATCACTTCTCCGTTATAATAGTCTTTTATCTGACAAGGAAATCTTTTTCCGCCGGCACCAAAACCCGTAACGGGATTGAACGGAGCAAGAAACAATTCTGTTTTTCTTCTCTCGTTTTCAAGTTTTATATCCTCGACAGAAATCATTATACTTGTTTACCAGCTTTTTTATCGAAGCCGTCGATATGCCCGCAATGAATGCGCACAAATGGAAGTCTGCGGCTATGTTTGTACAAAAGAAGCCTATAACCAAGAACGGTATTGTATAAAATAAAACGCGCTTTGAATAAGCAGCAAGAAAACCTGTGAAAAAGAAAAGCACAGACGAAAACCCAATGACAGGCAAAGGTTGCGGTAATATAATATGAATAACGACAGAAACAATATATGCAGGCACGAAAAAGTCGAATCTTAACATATTCCGCAATAGATACGCGCAATACAAATTTATTGCAAGATGAAATATATTGTCGTGCAGGAACATGTAAAAAAACGGGTTGCCGGTATCAAATGTGTATAAACCCATTTTGAAGGTAGCAAAGACAGAGACAAGCAGTGTGGCCAAAAATAAGAATCTTTTCATTTTATTTTATTCCTTGTTTTATAAGTATTGCGCGTATTCTCGAAGGTGAGACCCCAATACATGGAGCAGGCGTTTCGAGCACTTTAGTTAATAGTTCGCTTTTGCCTACAAGCGGAAAGCGTTTTTTGTATTCGTTGTATTTCTTTCGGAAGCAGCACAATAAAACATACCTGTAAGAAAAGAAATCCTTACGTTCTTTTTTATACAGTACATCTCTCGCTGCGTCGTAAGAAATAAAATACCTTTTTACCGGCATTCTTGCTATGATATGGCAAATATGCATATTAGAGACCGCTCCGGCTTTAAATAATTGTTTGCGAACCGACCAATACATTTGAACAATCACCTTATCCCTGTATTCGCACATATCACTTATGCTCCCTTTTTGCTTCATAATGCACTGAAAGTTAGATATGTAAAGATATAAAATATATTTCATAATCTACATTTCATTTTATACTAAATACGACCTTATATTTTCTTTTTTTTGCATTAAAAGATGAAGCACTTATGAACGAAGAAGAAAAAAAGAACAAAGAAGCGGCGGTTGAAAGTGCAACCCAAGTTACAAAATCGTCTCCCCAAGACGGGGATAACGAAGACAGAAGCGTAACAGGTTTTTTCAGGGCTCGTTATCCTGATGTTTCCGAAGATGACGAAGCGGCTTTGTATGACCGCATTAGCGAAGATTATCGCAATGCAGACTTAGACCGTGAGAATATGAAGAAATTCAACGAGCTTCTCACGCAAGACGAAAGGATTGCAGGTCTTATTACTGGAATGGCTTCAGGGAAGAAAGGAGACGGTTCGCCTTTCAGTATAGCAGAATACTTGTTGGAGAACTACGGCGATGACATATATAGTTCGACAGACCCGAAAGAAGCAGCCAAGAAAGCGGCAGAGCGGGAAGCTGCAATGCAGGCGGAATCGCGAGCAAAAGCCGAAATGGATGAAGCAAGAAAGAAAAATTTCGAAGCATGCGACAAGGCTTTTGAGGAAGCCGTAAAGTCATTGAACATAAATGACACAGAAGCAGAGAAGTTTTTAGACTGGATTTATAACCCTGACAACGGTTTTATACATAGAGTATGGACTTATGATGTTGGCAAAGAAGACTGGGTTAAGCTGTTACAGGCATATAATTATGACAACGCCGTAACAAAGGCCGAGGAAAACGGATACAAGCGCGGACGCAATGAAAAAATAGATATGGCGAGACACCGCGAATCATCACGGAGAAATATGCCAAGCGACCTTAGCAATAGCGGTGCAAGTTTGGATGAGGGAGAAAAAGACCCGACATTGACAGCCTATTCAAAAATGAAACGCAGAATAGTATAAACAAATCATAAAAATAAAAATGATGAAACTCAAAGAGAAATTCAGTTTGATTGCAGGAGTGTTGCTTAGTGTATTGGCTATCGTGTTTGGCGGGTTCGGTACTTATGCAATGGCTGCTGACCCTGTTACCGTTACCGACGGTAAAAACACGATGACCGCAGCGGGATTAGACCCGCAGAACGGCGGCGGTTTTGACGTTCCGGGCGATATGACCGTAACAAAGACGGAGCAGATTGCCGACCCCGAATATTACGTAAAAATGGTAAACCAGCGAATCTGTGAAATGAAGTTCACGGGTACGCCTATTGACCAAATTTTGCGGAATGCTTCGAGCCATACGACAAACAGCATTACGGTAAAGTTCTATTCGGTAGGACAGAAACCTCTGAAGACCACGCTAAAGACAAAGGTAACCGCGACTTCGCAAACAGGAAATACAATTACGTTGGACGTAGCAAACCCGAATGTATTCGGAAGCATGGATACAATACTCGTATTAGACGGGAAAGGGAACTTTGTAACCGGATACAAGGGAGAAGGTTTTGCAGAAGCTGACAAGGTACACGCATTGATGTTGCGCGTATTGGATAAAGACACGTCGGGCAAACCCATTGTGTATGCTGTTAACGGGCAGGCGGTGAACGGCAAACCGTTTAAAGTGCCTGACTTGGAAGCAGGCTCGATACTTATACGTCTCGGACGTGCCGCGGGTGAGAAAGACGTTTCGACGGGCAGTTATTATTCGCTTCCCGAACCGACGGAACAGTATTGCCAGCGTTACATCATGCAGGTAGAACAGTCAATTTACGACCGTTTGAGCCAAAAGGAAATTCCTTGGAACTTTACCGACGTGGAACGTATGGCTATAGAAGACATGCGTATTGGTATGGAAGGCAGCGGACTGTTCGGCGTAAAGAGCAAGACACTTATCAATGAAAAAGGCAATGTATATACGAGTGAGGGCATTTGGTATCGTGCCGGGAAGGAATACACCATAGGCAAATGGGTTACGGACCATGCGGAAATAACGGAAGCCGAGCTCGTTGACTTGGTGAACTACATAATAGACGGTGCAGGCAACGGAAGCCGCACGAAACTGTTCTTTGTAGACAACAAGCTTTATTCCGCCCTTGCTAAGATAAAGACCGAGAAGACGCGGATATTACAAGGTGTTGAGAACTTCAACAACTGGGGCTTAGACTTTGAATCGTTCACGAGCATGGGTACAAAATTGCTGATATACCGTCACGACCTGTTTAACGCTTACGGTATGGACGGCTGCGGCTTCATCCTCGACCCGAACTATATAGACAAGTGGGTGTTCCAGAACTGGCAGCGAAAGGAGTTCAATTTGCGCGACCTCTTTATAAGCAACGGCGACGCTGTTACCATGGAAGAGTTCAGCTGCTGGACGCTGCAATTCCCGAACGCACATGCCCGCGTCAAACTCGCCACCGCCCCTGACACAGCCGGGGGTGGCGAAGAAGAAGACGGCGGTCAATAAATAATCTTTTCGCACTCATAATAAGAAGTTTTATAGTTTGATTGTTAGGTTATGTTTGTAAGCGCGCCGTGTGCCGGAAGTCATGCGGCGCGCAATTTTTAAAAACGACGTATTATGAAAGTATATAGTGCTATAATGCTTTTGTCATTTCCCGTTCAAACACCTCGTGGGACAGTAAGGCGCGTAACGTTTGAAGCGAGCGGCGACGGTGCAATATATTTATCGAATGACAAAGAAGAGCAGCAGGGTATAGAAGCCAGTGATTATTTTAAACGTAAGGTGATAACCTTAGTTTCAAGCGATGATTCGGATGCGACAGATACAAACGAGGCAAAACAACGTAAGAGGCGTAAGAAATGACATCTGTAAAGATTGAGGATTTAATATCGTCGGTAAGATATATAATAGACGAGCAACAAGACGTAGCGGGCACGTCGGACACATTTGACGGCGATTTGGATAATATGGTACAATCGCTTGCGGCGCGCGTGTTGCAAATGTTAATGCAATCATGCCCCGTTTCTTATTTTTCGGAACAGGATACGGGCGTGCCTACTTCTTTGGACTTTTCTGTTTTGAAAATAGGAGACACCGAACGTTATTACATATCAATCACTTTACCGGATGATTATCTTCGCTTTTTCAGTTTAACGCTTGACAAATGGCGCAGACCGGTAACCGAACTGTCTAATTCAAATTTTGAGCAGAGTTTTGCTTTTTCCAACATAAACGGCACTCCGTTCAAGCCAAAGGTATATTTAAAGGACGGTCGGCTAATGTGTTTCTCCGTGCAAGAGAGTACTGTGCAAGATTCAGAAGTACAATTAAGGTATATAAAGATTCCTGCCGTAAACGACAGCGGGATTAATGTACCTGCAAGGCTGAAAAACGCCTATGAATATTTTCTTGCTTCCGAAGTATTGAAAGTCCTGGGCGAAACAGAGCGGTCTAAATCTCTAATGGAAAATGTAAAGTTACTAATTCAATAAACGGTTATGGGCTGTTCTGGTGAAAATGGGACTGTATATGTTACGATAAACCAACCGTGGATTCTTTATGAAAGCGGTTTTACAGGTATCGGTGATTTTGTTTTTACGTATTACACGGAAAGCGATAAGCCGTATGTGGTAAAACGTACAGGTTCAGTATGCGAGAATTGCACATGTGACGAAGGCGGTAACATAACAATAAAATTTGCCGGGACAGAGTTTGTTTCTCCGGGATACTTGAAATGCCGCAGGACAATAATGTACGGGACGGGTAAGAGCAAATACAGCTCACGCGAGACTTTGCCCATATATCTAAAGAGAGAGCCCGGCGGCAGCGAAAACGTATATCACAAAGTAAACCTTGAAAAAGAAGAAGCAGGCAGTGTATGTACCGAAATAATGCTGCAAAGCGATTGCGTCACGTCGGACGTAGTAGTATCAAACGGCAAATTCACGATATGCGAACGCGGATTAGACGGGGAAAAAGATTTCAAATTCATTTACCGTGTAGGCAACAGTTCTTTTATTGCTTCGAATGTTAACGGTACATATACAAATTGTAGCGTAAACGAGGACGGGAGTGTAAATGTTATTTTTGATGTCCCATTTGATGAAACAGGCCGGCTTAGCTGTTTGCGCACGTTCAGTTATGGCGGCATGGACGTGAGTATGGAAGATGACATGCCCGTGATAGTAGAAAACGGAAGTGGATTATGCAATATTAACCATACCATAATAATAAAAGGGGAAGGGAGATGTCCGTGTCTCGTGGCAGAAGAAGCAGCACGCAAGTCAATGGACGAACGTCTTCGCAAGGAGATAGAAAAAGCAGGTGCGAATTTTCAAGTATCAATAATAAGCGACGGCCCTTTATGTTTTGTGGGCTCTCATGAGACCGTAAAACTTACGGCGAAAGTATATCGGGGAACTGAAGAAATAAAAGATTTGCCTATAGAGTGCTTTTCGTGGCGACGCACAAGCACAAGCCCGGAGGCGGATGAGATATGGAACAGCCAACATGCAAACGTTGGGCAAATATTACAATTAAGTGACGATGACGTTTATAATTCCGCCCTATTCGACTGCTTCGTGACTATTCCATATTACATTGAAAACTAATAAAAAAACAAATAAATACTATGGCACAGAAAACAATCAGAGGACAAATAACTATTGTAGACCTCAACGACGCGCAACAGATAAGCGTCTATTTTAACAACAACAGCGTGTATACACAGATGTACAACCCGGATACGAAAAAATATACGCCAAACTTTGCAGAAGCAGGAAAGTCAGTATTACTTTCCCCCATGGTTTATGTTTCGGGTAATGCGGAAAATCAAGTAGGGTCGTTGACGAATGTACAATATACCATTAAAGGAGGAGGATTGTCGAATGATGTAATAGTTACAACTTCTAAGCCAAGCGGCTCGGACTTTGTGGTAAAGCCCAATTCAGACACCAATCCTTTTGCGCTGGAGATAAAACGTAACATATCGCCGACAGCAACACAGTATTCAATAATATTTGAAGCAACGTATGTAGATACAAAAACAGGTTTGTCAAGCAAACTGTTGCACACTATCACGATAAACCTTTCCCAAAGTGCTGGTGCATTATTCCAAGCGGTTATTGAGTGTCCCAAAGGCAACGTTTTCGACGCAAGCAATTCCGCGACTTCTGCCGGGCTTACTGCCGTGGCTAAAGTTTACAGAGGCGGAACGCCCGACACGTCCGGCACAACGTTCACGTGGGAGAAGTTAGACCCGCAAACAGGGTCGTTCGTCGCACTCGGTACAGGTTCGACAGATGAGGAAGTAAGTACATCGAACAACCAAAGCACACTTACAGTTAAGCCTGATAACATAGACAACTGGCAGATATACCGCGTAAAGGCTGAAGACGAGGGTAATGTTGCCTATGCGCTTATTACATTCTCGGACGCTACCGACCCGTATGTGCTTGAACTCGTGACAATGACAGGCGACAAGATAATAAACGGGCAAGGTTCTACGACAATCAACGCACGCATATACCGTTCGGGAGAGCTTATAGAAGACGAGAGAACACAATCGAAACAGTTCAATTATGTATGGACGAAATTCAACAAAGACGGGACAAAAACAAACTGGGTTAATGAAGCAGGAGTATCGCGCGGAGAATCGCTTACCACAAATCCAATAGTGGTATATAACAAAGATGTTTTATCAAAAGCGACGGTATTCTGCACTGTGACAAAGAAATAAAATAACAGAAGTTTTACAGGTGGGGTTTAAAGAACCCTGCCTGTATTTTAAATTCCATTTACCATGTCACAAAAAACCATACGTGCACATATTACAATAGTAGACCTCAACGACGGCAAGGACGGCAAGGGTATCAAGTCGATAACGGAGTATTATTTGGCGACGAGCGCGAGCAGCGGCGTTACGACGGGCATGAGCGGCTGGACGACGGCGGTGCAGACGATAACGGCGGCGAAGAGGTTTTTGTGGAACTACGAAAAGGTTGCGTACACGGACGGCACGTCGTCGAAAAGCAGTCCTGTGATAATCGGCGTGTACGGCGAGAAAGGCGAGGCGGGCACGAACGGGAAGAACAGCTACACCCATTTTGCCTATGCCAGCAGCGCGGACGGCCAGACTGGTTTCAGCACGACGTATTTTGACGGCGCGCTGTACATAGGCGTATGCTCGGACTTCAACGAGGCCGACCCGGAGGACTACAGGGCGTATTCGTGGGCGCGGATGAAAGGCGATACGGGTGCCGTCGGCGAAACATTGCTCGGCGGGAAGATGTTATTTACCGACCCGGAATTTAAAGACGGGTACAACAGCGTAGTGAAATATACGAACGATAATGCTAATGCCGGGAATCTTACGGTGGAGCGTTTGGAAAGCACAGAAGAGACTGACATACCCACCGAATCCGGTTATTTCTTGCGCGTGACAACGACATCCGCACAAACCCCGGGTTACGGAGGTGTACGCCAACTCATTCATTCGCGCCCCAACGCCGTGTTCATACAAAAGCTCATAGCAAAAATACCGAAAGGATACAGGCTGGAAATGGCGGCCAATTCATTCGGTAGTGGCCGTTCGTACAAGTGGCTCACAGACCTTTTGGGCACAGGAAAATACGAGACTTATCTCTTAAAAAGCGTTTGCGGCAGCACTGGGAGTTTCCAAACAATAGGATTTTTCTATTTGAGCGGTTTAAGTGGTGTTCCGGCACCGTCGGAAGAATCCCCACTTGTGTGGTACATAGCTTACATGACAGCGTTTGACCTGACGGCGGACGGCTACGGGCAAATAACAGATGAGATTAATGCTTCGTTGGCCAAGACGGTGCAGGTTACGGCAGACGGGCAGGTGTTCCGATATGGGGCCGGCTATACGGGCAATCCCTCACCTGCGAGCATAACACTGACTGCGCAACCCAAGAATTTCGAGCCGAAGAGCTGGCAGTGGCAATATTTGGATGGTACTTCGTGGGAAACTATCAGCAACGCGACGGGCAGCACGTACATAGTAGAGCCGGGAAATACCACTTTATTTGGCACAGGTGTGTACGTAAGGACGCTGCGCTGCGTGTGTGACGGAGATGAAAGCAAGTCGGACATGTTCACGCTGGCCAAACTGGCGGACGGAGCTCCGGGTACAGAGGGCAAGGACGCTTATACGGTGTTGCTCACCAACGAAGCCCACACGTTCGCGGGTGACGCTTCCGATGCGGTGGCAGGCAGCGCGGATTGCGGTGTAGCTGCATACAAGGGTTCGCAGCGTGTGGCGGCAACGATAGGAACTATAACGGGTATGCCGGCCGGTATGAGTGTCAAGATAAGCGACAACGGCACTACGGGAGCTAAGTTCACTGTTACCGTAACTACGGCGATGACAACCCGGCAGGGCGTGCTGACCGTTCCGGTTACGGTTGACGGCGTACAGTTCGAGAAGCGTTTTTCTTTCTCGCTGGCATTGGCGGGTGTTGACGGGGTGAGTGTCACGGCTGTGAAGAACCTGTACAAGGCGGGCACGAGCAGCACGAAAGCCCCGGAGGGCACGTATGTGGCGGACGTTATGCAGGCAGGTTTCTCGGAAACGAACAAATACCTGTGGGGCTATGAAATAAATACCTTATCCGACGGCAAGACGATAGAAACGACAAAACACCTTGTGAGCGTGTGGGGACAGACGGGTAACCCGGGAACTGACGGTACGAAGATAATCCCGGCTGAATTGACCACAGCCTTTAATGCAACATACGTACAGTGGCTGACCTTGTATAATCAAACGGTCGGGAAGGTATGGAATGTAGATAATGCGTCCGATTATCGCGTGGGTGACATCGCCGTGATAACGGGTAATGTTACGGACAGGGGCAACATAAAAGCAAGCCTGTATGCTTCGGTGATTACAGTTAACACTGCGACCGGCACAATAGGAACTCGAAGTTATTCCCTCGTCGTGGGTAACCAAGGCGAGCAGGGTGTTCCCGGTTCAAGCGGGGTTGACGCGAAAAGGAACTTGCTGCTGAACTCGGGAGTGGAGCAAACGGGCACGGCGTACTTGGTGCGCAGCGACTTGTTCATAACACCTTCGGAGGGTTATGTGTTGCCCGGCACGCATACGGGCTCGCTTATTGAGGGAGAAAAGTACACGGCAGTGGTATGCTTCACGCCGAACGCGGCGGGCAAGAGTTTAACACTTTACCACTTGGGCGCTGCACGACTTGCGACGTGGAGCGTGGAAAGTACAGCGGAGAGGCAGATATTCAAAAAGACGTTCACTTTCTCGTACAGGGCGGGTTATGACCCGCGTCCGACGACGGACGGTGGCGACGGGTACGCCTATTTTTTCATGCGACTGTATTACGGCTCGAGCAGCGACCACCCGGGCGGCACAGTGCATTGGATAAAGATAGTAAAAGGCGAAGTGGCGACGGACGAATGGACGCCCGCGCCGGAAGATTCGAACAACTTCGATGTGCAAGTGTCGCCGGCGGCATTATCGTTCAAGACGGACGAAGACGACGGTAGCGTGATATACACGGGCAACACTGCGACGCTCACCGCCACGCATGGCGGGCAGGCGGCAAAAGTGTCGTATGTTTCGAGTTCCGCACAGCTCACGGGCTTGACGGGGTTACAGAACAGCGGCAGCGGGACGGAGGCGATGAAAGTGACGCTTACAGGTATAAGTTACACTACGCAAGAACTGAAAGTGCCGAACGGTACGGGATATGACACGAAGCAAATGCAGATACCCGTTACGAGCGGGCAGGCTGCATTCAAAGTGAAGCTGGACTACGCGGGCTACACGGAGGAACGCACGATAACCGTTCCGTTCACCGTGGACGTAAAAGCGTCGTTAGTGTCGTTAGGCACGACAGCCAACAGCATTGTGGGGCAAGTGTGGGACACTAACGGCGTGGTGAACCGGCTATCAAAGGTGGAACAAACCGCAGGCAGCATAACAAGCACGGTGGAGAGTATGCTTGCAAGCTCCCCCAACCTGCTTGACGGGAGCAAATTGCGTTTAGTGACGACGGGCGAATCACGCCACCTGTACGCCCGGCTCACAGCGGGGAAATGGTATATGTTTTCCGCGCGGGCGATGATAAACTCTACTTTGCTAAACGGCAGTCAAAAGTTATATGTTTCGTGCTATGAGACAAATCCGAATACCGGCGGCTGGGGCACAAATCACACTATGGTGTTCGACAATACGAGTTGGGAAATCAAAAAGCTCAAAGAGGCATTTCAAGCGCAATATACAAGCGTTGCGCATGTGTATGCGGTAACAGTTAACAGCGACGGTAAGGGCGAGGCGGCCGTAAGCGGTGGCGCAGGCTTTGTTGACTGGGTGCAGTTGGAGGAATGCGAGGCAAAAAGCACAGTCGCCACGGCGTGGGAGCCGTCGGCGAACGACAATGTTGTAAGGCCGTCGCTGGTGGCAGCCGACGCATGGAGTTTTAATTCAGGTGTTGCAGATGTAGACGATGTGTTAGCAGACGGCACGACAGGAAAAGTGAAACATATAAACGTTCCTTTGACACCGTATCAGGCTGTTGAGGTGGTGAGTGCTAATCCCATCCCATTGTTTGTAAAAGCAAAAACACAATACACAATAAGTGTTTGGGCAAAAGGAACAGGTTCAATGAATATGTTCTTAAGAGCCTCGCAAACGGCAGGTGTAATATACGGTAAAGACGACTGGCAAGTAGGTAATACAAGTGTTGGCACATTCAATCTCACGCAGGAATGGCAAAAATACGAGGCCACGGTAACGACAGGCGCTGCGGTAACGGAAAATGCGGTATGCGCCGCGCGTATATACGCCGGTAGCGAAATATGGTGCTACGGCTGGAAAATAGAGCAAGGCGGCACGGCTACGGACAGCAGCCTTATAGACAGCGTGAGCGGCAATTTCAAAAGCGAAATCAAACAGACAGCCGATAAGATAAACCTCTCTGTAGAGGATGTAAAAACAGGAGTTGAAGCCGTCGGTATAAAACTTGACGGCAAGAACTCGACTATTACGCTCACGGGGAAAAAGGTAAAAATCGAGGAAGGCGCGGAGTTTAACGCGAACAATGCCACCTTTAAAAACATAAAGGTCGAGGGTATCCTAAGCAGCGTGGTGTCGACCACAGGGTATGACAACAGGAACTATTTCATAGGGGATGACTGCATACCCGGTGCACCGCTGAATATCCTTGTAACAAAGATGAGAGACAATGAGGCAGGTACGAAACAGCACCTTTTCCTGCCGTGCGATTACGATTTCATCGGCTCGCACGTGATGATATTGGCCGACAACATATCTGATTCGACGGGCAAAATAAACACACAAACACTGTACGCCAGTATTTATGCGGGGCGCAATTACATGAAGCACGCTTACCTCACGCAAGGGCAAGGCACGAGTGCCGCGCCGTACAAGATAAGCCAGGAGATGTTGGCTATGGATGACAGTGCCTATGCTGGAACAGGCCACATGCTGCGCGACACGTATCAACAGGTGTTCAGCGGGGCGCAATTCTTTGGCCGGTGGACGCCTACCGCCGGCACGGGCACAGAGGGCGATGATATTTCGGGCAGCTATGCCCCCGACCGGATAACTATCGTAAGCGGTTACATAGAGTTTGTCGGCGTACCCGCTCCTACGGCCAACGCGATATTGTTCCCGTACAAGGTAGAACTGCAAACCGACAATTCGGGAGCGCAGACGGACGACAGCAACAGTCATTTGCTGAAAGTTTCATACGTGTCAAAAACAGTGCATTTCCCTGTTGTGATGAGCGGCGGTTCAGTTGTACAGGATGAATTGTACAATAAACTGAAAAATCTGTATGACGAGAAAGGATACGACGGCCTGCCAACGGGCGTGACAGAGTTGGGGCTTAGCCATTTTCAGTATTACAACCCGACGACAAAATCAGTTAAGAAAGAATACATGCAGTTGTTTCGCGTACCGTTGTGCCAGTGGTATCCGACATCGTTAAGCGCGCAGACATCAACCGGCGAGCGAAAAAGTTCGGTTGGCAACATTACCTCAGTCGAGGGTGCAGTTTATCAATCGTAAAAAAAGCATTATGGAATTGGGCAATACTGTAAATATATTAATAGGTGTGGTGACTGCTTTGGGCGGTTTGAGTTTGATAAAGTTCTTGTTTTTCATGAAGCCTGAAAGACGCAAAGCACAGGTGGAAGCCGACATAAAGGAGGTTGAAAAGGAAGAACGTAAACTCGGCGTTATGGAGCAGCTTGTGAAGAGCTTGCAGGAACGCATAGAGCAGCAGGACCAGAAGATAAAGGAGTTGAACGACCGCTTGGACAAGCTGTACGTACAGCTGCACGAGCAGGAGCGTGTGAACAACGCGCTGGTGAGGGAGAACAACGATCTGCGTCTTGCGTTGAAAGAGGCGGAGCACAACGCTTGCGTGCGTCCGGATGACGAGTGTCTGAAACGTATGCCACCGAGGGATTACTGCCGCCTCGTCAAGCTCGCGAACCACGAATATGACAAGTATTATCAAGACATAGACGAAAATGAAAATAACGGAATACCTAAAAAGTCTAATTAAATCAAACACGGGCGACAGCAGCAAAAGTTTCGTGTTGTTGCTTAGTGGTGCTGTGGGTGCGTTAATAGGTTTGTGCGTGTGCTTCTGCCTTGTATGGGACGTGTGCACGAACGGGTACTTGAAAACTGACTTGGGCAGCTTGGGACTGTTCGTGCTTTGCGTAGGGGGCTTCATGGCCGGTGGCGGCGTGAACAAAGTGCTCGGCGAAAGATTGGGAAACAAAGGTAGAACAGATAAAAACAAAGTGCTATGATTAAGATAACGGATGAGTTTGTAAAAAAAGTTGCGGCTTTCGAGGGCTTGCGCGCCAAGGCATATAAATGCCCGGGCGGGGTGTGGACGATAGGTTACGGTCACACGGAGGGCGTAAGACCGGGGCAGCGTTGCACCCGTTTGCAGGCGGAGGCGTGGCTGCGCGAGGATTTGGCCGTGGCGGCGGGCGAGGTGGGCGCATTGGGCTTGGAACTGACGCAGGGGCAGGCCGAGGCGCTCGTGGATTTCGTGTTCAACTTAGGCGTTGGTGCGCTGAAGCGTTCCACGCTTTTGAAGTTTATACGCGGGGGGTATGCCACAGAACGCATACAGGCGGAGTTCCGCCGGTGGGTGTATGCCGGGGGCGAGGTGCAGAAAGGCCTTGTGAAACGTCGCGAATGGGAAGCGGAAAGGTATTTTGAAAAATGACAGTCGGTATGAAAAGGTATTTTTTATCGGCCGGGGCGGCTTTTGCGGCCGCAGCGGTTGCGTTGGCGTTGCTTGCCTCGTGCAGTCACAAGGTGAGCGACAGCGTGAGGTCGAAATCGGACACGGTGGCGTTGGTACATGTGCGGACGGACAGCATTTTCTTAAAGGACAGCGTATTTGTGGACCGTAACACGTATGTGCGCGGCGATACGGTTTACAGGATTGTGAGCAGGGTGCAGTACAAAGACCGGTGGCGGACTAAGATAAAGACGGACACGGTGTACAGGAGCGTGCGGGACACGGTTTATATAAGGGAAGAGAAACATCCGACCCAAAGGTTTACAATAGTAAAAGGAAGTCTTCTTATTGTTTTTGTACTATTTATATTTGTTCTTTTTCTGTGGCTTGCGCCTAAAATAAGAAAAGGCAGCTAATATTTCATTTTATAATACATATCACTCTTATAATAATTTTATTCGCGGTAGAAAGGAAATCAAGATGAATAGTAATATTTCAGATACCATAAATGTAAAAGTTAGCAACCCTACTCGTTTTGCTACCAATACAAATATGCAGAATTTTTTGCGACGCTGCGAATACTTATGGAGTAATTTGGATTCGTTTCGCCGTATGCGCGAAAGAAGCAAAAGGTTCATGTATGGAGACCAGTTAAGCGAGCCTGTTGTATACAACGGGAAAAAGATGACAGAACAACAATATCTTGAATTACGCGGTTTGCCTGCATTAAAGAACAACAAAATAAACCAAAGTGTACGGTCGGTAATAAGCACTCGGCGACAACAGAATAAAATGCCAATATGCACCGCAGTAGACATTGGAGAAGAAAGTTACGGCTCTATAATGAGCGAGCTACTTCGCAAGGTTCTAAAAATGAGCAACAGCAATGAAAAGGACAGCAGGGAATTTGAGGAGTTTTGTATTAGCGGGTTAGCCTCTTATAAGGTATCATATACATATAGACGCGGAAAAGAGAATGTATTCGTAGACGAAGTTAATCCTAAAAGAATATTCTTCCCACAAGGCGAACGTTTTGATATGCGAGACATAGATATAATAGGAGAAATTCATGATTTGGATTTTTCAGATGTATTGATGAAATTCTCACATAGTGACGGGGATGATTTGCGACTTCGTGAGATATATAAGTGCGCCCAAGATTCGGATTTAGTAAACACGGCATACAGAGAGACTTTCATGAAAGACCGTGAACATTCGATGAGCTTTTATATGCCGCAAGAATATGGTAAGTGTCGTGTTATCGAGGTCTGGAGTAAAGAACGCAAGAAAGCATGGTTTTGTCATGACAGGATGAAAGCCGACCCGTATATAATAGAGTACAATGAAATAGGTGATATTAAGAGAGAAAATGAGCGGCGTATCGACATGAACCGCGTAAGGGATACACAAGGGAATTATGTATTTGATGAAGCAGGAAATTATGTTACCTACATTCCGGAGCAAGAGCTTGAACTTATAGAATATGAACGCAGAATCGTGGAAGTATGGTATTACCGTTACCTCTCCCCTCTCGGGCATGTTCTGGAAGAAGGCGTTTCGCCGTACAGAGAAGGAGACGAATATTTCCACCCATACGTAATAAAACCATTCCCATATATTGACGGGGAGATACACTCATACGTGGCGCAGCATATAGACCAGCAGCGTTTTTTAAACCATTACATAATGATGATAGACTTTATCATAAAAAATGGAGCGAAAGGCGCTTTGGTAGTGGATGAGAACTCCTTATCAGAAAGTCAGTCCATAGAAGACGTATTAGAGCAATATTCGAGAACAGACGGGCTTGTATTATGGAACTCACTGAAAGGCGGACAGCCTCCGAAGCCCTTGTCGAACACCACGAATTTATCGGGTATACAATATATGATAGAGCTGCAGAACAGCATTTTCCGCGACGCTTCGGGTGTGCAGCCTGCCATGATGGGCGCAAATACAAGCAGCAATTCGAGCGGTTACCTGTACCAGCAGCAAGTAGCCCAATCGCAGACAAGCATATTCGACCTATTGGAAAGCTACAACAGTTTCCTTCTTGAGGTGGCGCAGAAAATAGTTAAGTGTATAAAGATATTCTATAATGAACGGAAATATATTGTTATAAGCGGGGAAAGGATGTATTACGACCCCGTTACTATGGGCAACGTGGAATATGACTTAACCATATCAGATAATGTAGATAGCCCTGTTTATAGAGCAATAAACAATGAGTTGCTAATGAACTTGTTAAATATGAAGTTGATTACTCTTGACGTGGCTCTTAAAGCCGGAGCAATACCAAATTCGGAAAAGCTTCTTAACCTTATAGAGCAAGAACGCGCCAAAACACAGCAGCAGTTGGCATACGCAGAACAGCAGCAGAATGCTATTCAGTCGCAGATAGATTAACAAACACCATTACAATAATACAAATATGCAATTCGAAAAAGGACATAAAAAAATAGGCGGACGAAAAAAAGGGACACCCAACAAAGTCACATCAGAGACCAGGGACTGTATTGCTGGCGCCATAAACAGCGAAGTAAACAAGATACCCAAGATGTTAAGGAAGTTAGAGGCAGACCCGGCGGCGTGGATTCTCGCGTTTTCCCGATTATTACCTTATCTATTGCCTAAAATGCACACTATTACTCTTGATGACATATCAGGCAAAGCTGCATTAAGTGAGAGATTGAGCGAACTTAACGAATCTGTATCATTAACAATGGAAAAATTCAAGCAGAAAATATTAAAGAACGCTGTAGACGAAGACGGAGATTCGTAAAGCGTAAGCGAGCCGACCTTTTTTAATTCATTTTGTTTACCTCTTGTCAGAGCCCTTTATATCGCAAATGGTATAAGGGGCTTTTTATGTAAAGTGCTACTCTGTTTCATTTTATGCAAAGTTGGAAGCCGCGGTAGGTAACTTTACCAAAACAACGAATATGATTACGTTTTCTATCTCATTTGAAGATTTGTATCCTCACATATACAGGCAGACTGAATATGCGGGCAGGACGTATGTAGCCAGAAACGAAAGCAAAGCGAATAAAGAATCTATAGAATTTGACGATATAGTCGCCACAGAAGATGATAAAGACTTTATTGTTTCTTTTTTCAACGACGCATATTCCACACTGGCCAACTTACTGAAAGACTACATAAGCGATTCGGAAATCAATGCGAGTACGGTAACTTACAAGATAGCCACTTCGGGAATATGGAAAGAAGAAGCCCTTACAGATTCAGTTAAGAATGCTATCGAGAGCTACTTTGTTTATTTCGCGATGGATTCATGGCTTAAAACAGTCGGGATAGCAGATTTTGCAGAACATTTTGAGAAAGAAGCGGGCAAGCAGGTAGAGTTGATAAAATACGCGCTTTCTGCACGAGAAAAACGGCTGGTAGAGGAAAAAGACTATGAACTAAGAACAGATGAATTAGATTTCAGTGAGTCCGATAAAAAGACAGAATACGCACAACGAAGTACAGACCTGCCTTTCAATGAGTCTGACAAAAAGACAGAATACGCACAACGAAGTACAGACCTGCCTTTCAATGAGTCTGACAAAACCGGATACACAGAGAGGACAGAAGATATGATGTTGGGCGACTGTGCATGCAAGTCGGAAATACAATACTCCACACGAACGAGTGAGAATATTCCCCTATTTCAAAAAGACGGTTTTTATCATAAAAAAAGTAGATTCAAACATGGTAACTTTAACATTTAATCTTTACAAGACGCAAATAGTGCAAGACGTACTTATATTGTGCAATAACATAGGAACTCAATACGAGGATGACAGCAAGACCTCACGTCTAAGCGCGGAAATAAAAGAGCCCGACAGCGAGGAATTAAAACCGATAGTTGCAAGAAGTCTTACCGAAGCATACGGTAATATAAAAGCCAAATGCCAGCGTTATCTAATTTACGGCCGCGAGCAAGACGACAACAAATTGGAAAAGATAGATGATTCCTACCAAGATGTAAATGTAGGCGAGCCGGTTACCGTTCCAGGCGGCTTTGAGCTTAAATTGTCGGTGCCGGATTCTTTTAACCGAGGAATAACAGAAACCTTAAAAAGCACAATGCACCGTTACGCCGTGGATTATGTTATGTACAATTTACTAAAAAACAGCATACCTGAAAGAGCGAAATTTTACATACAGGTAGCGAATGATGAGTTAAACGACATCCCTGTTCTATTAAATTCCCGTGTGTCTTATCCGAGACGAACCCCGTCGTGGACATAATCATTTAATGTATTTATGCCCGTGTTGTTGTAATGCGGGCTTTTTATTTTTTTATATATGGAAGACATAGTACAGTTTAAGGGAATAAATACCGCACCGAACGAGATGATTTCGGGTGACGGTGAGACTACCATTTTAAACAATGCTGAAATACGAGACGGGGCGGTTATTGCTGCACGGTTGGATGGTGTGGCCTTAACAGTCACCGGGGAAGACGACTTTACTGCGCTGTATATACACAACATGAAAGGCAAGCAGAAAAACTTTATATTTAAAGACGGTTCGGGGGTTTTGAAGTTTGCCAAAATAAACAACGACAATACTACCGGAGCGGCAATTGAAATAGAAGATGTTCCAGCTGAAATAACAAGCGGCTACCAAAAGATTAACTCTATCGGGAACACGCTTATTATTATAACAGACAGTGATGTGCATTATTTCCTTTTCAGTGACGCGAGGTACAAATACCTTGGTACATCGTTGCCCGACATAGATTTGTCTTTCGGTCTTGTAGCCGGCGAACGTTATTGGGATCATGACGGTAATAATGAAGATAATTTCTTTGTACAGGATTTAAAGAAACTCGATTCAGACGGCAATACGGCTGAAGACACGGAGTATCTTGAATACTGCAAGGATGATTGCGCAAATGCCGATTGGATGAATGCAGCTGTAGATAGGCGAGGCACTACTTTTAAGGATTATCTTAAAGAGCATTCTTATGACAGTGGGATGTGGTATCCTACATCCATAAAAAAAGACTTTATAGAATCGAAGTCAACAGCTGTGACAAATGCCATACTTGCGGGAGTAAATACATTCATACGCGAGGAAATTGACAGAAAAGGTTTTTTTATATATCCTTTTTTTGTAAGGTATGCTTTGAAGTTATACGACGGGACTTATAAGAAACAGTCCCCTCCTATACTTATGATACCATGTTCGGGTGCTACACCTCTCGTATATAGAGCGGACAGAGACGCACGAGGACAAATAAAAGCGCTTGCTTCTGTGCTTAATTACAAGTTGGTTGCAGCGAGCGAAGATTATGAGCGGTGGAGCGATATTGTGAAAGGCATAACAATATTCGTGTCGTCGCCGATATATACCATTGACATATCGGGAAAGGTGGAACGCCCGGAGATATATGGTGAATATGCGCGGCTTAACAGTAACGCGGACGGCGGCGGTACACCTACGGGGAAGAGCAGTAACCCGCGTTTCGGTGTGTTCCGTTTGGTGGGACAAGGCGAAATAGACGAAGTTGAAAAGGACAATGCCGGAGACGAGGATAATTACGGTTTCAACGAATACATCCCGGCATTGCGTAATTACGGCAACAGACAAAATATATACAGACAAAGTGACAAGAAATTACAGGACTTTGCCTCGTATTATTATGCGGAGACAATATTTAATACCGGCAGTGCTCCCAACGTGGATTTGCCTTACCATTTATGGTATTTGATAGGATATGAACTGCCCAAACCGGAAAAGAGCATAGAGGAGCGCATTACAGATTACTCGCATTTTTACAAGTTATGTGACGTGGATTTGGACGCTCTGGTTACAGAGAGGACAAAGGTGGATATACCTGACGGGCAGCTGGTAGGCATAGAGACGAGGGAGCAATTACCGGATGATTACGATAGCCATAGGCCGACATCGTTCGGGGATAGTTATATATATAACTCGCGGATGAATGTTTACAACGTGCGGCAAAAGCTATTTGGCGGATTTCGGCCAAAAGTCAGTTTTCCAAATGCAACAATTGCTACGAAACCCCAATATGAAGACTGTTCAAATCGCGGAGAATCCAATGAGAGCTATAGCCTTGTTATGGATAATAAGGTTACTTTAAAATTAGAGAATATCCAACTATATGTGAAATTAAAAAAAGACGGTGATACCTACGTGGTAAAGGCGAAAAACACAGACCCTAATTTTAATTACGGGCTATTGTATTTTTATTATTATCCAGACCCGGACGCATACGAGTTAGACATTTTTTATACATATTCACGCGAACCGATAAGCGGTGGAGTACATATACGGATCGTAGCCCCTTGCCTTGCTAAATTCAATCTTAAACCTCACCCTAATTTAAACGGTGCGTATTATTGCGACCTTAACGTTAAAGATTTTACGGCAGGCGAATATTATGACACGACGATTAAACAGAACGAGCAAGGGACGCCGGTTACCGGGAACGAAAACGACAACGGTGCTTTTGTAGGGACATCAGACGGCCAGTATTATATATCCGCTGCAAAGGAAGAATTAGATAATGCGGTAGAAAGTGGCAACAAATGGATTGAATATCCGCAAAAAATACTTACGACGTCACTAAACAACCCCTTTGTATTTCCGCTTGAATCCCGTATTACAGTTTCAGCAGAAAAGATAATAGGCATAGCGGCCAATACAGAGCCAGTAAGTACAGGGCAGTTCGGGCAATATCCCCTACTCGTCTTAACGGACAGTGGAGTGTTTGCCGTAAGTGTGGATTCGGACGGAAGTTATGCGTCGGTGCCACCGCCAATAAGCCGTGAGGTATGCTCAAATGCAGATAGTATAGTTCAAACCGGTAACAGTGTCTTGTTCGTAAGCAATACCGGGTTAATGGAAATATCGGGCGGAAGTGTAAGGTGTATAAGTAACGCAATAAACGAAATGTGCATAACGCCGGAATTTCTTACAGAGGGGTTAAAAGACCTTGTTATAAACGACGCTGTTGGTTTCATGCAAGACGCATTTGCGGCATTTGATTATCAAAACAGACGTGTCTTGTTAATAGAAAAAGAAAATGCCGAAACACAGAGATTATTGTCTTATTCCATTGGAGAGAAACAATGGAGCACATTATCACGTAACATTGGTGAATTTGTAAAATATCCTGTTATTTCAGATTACCCGTATATATATTTGACATGCGGGAACAGTTTTAACAAGATAATACGAAGCACCTCTATTCCTCCACATAGCGACAAAGGCACAGCCGTATCTATTCTTTCGAGACCGTTTAAACTAAACAATTTGGATTTCAAGACGATAAAAGAATTAATGTACATAGGCGTTTTATCCTATAATCCGACAACATCCTTATTCGGTTCAAGAGACGGGATAACTTATGAGAAAATAGGCTCTTCCGTTAAACAAAGGTTAGGATTAATGACTGGTAAATCGTATAAGTTTTTCAAACAACTTATAACTTTAAAAATGAAATCCGGCGATAGTCTTTCCGGGATAAGGTTTAAATTTGATAAAAGATATACCCATAGATACAGATAAATTACTATTTTTGCAATGACTTTTAAGCACAACGCTACATGGCACATCCTTTGCACCGTATGATTTATTCTGCGGTGCTTTTTTGTCTATGGTTATATCGCATAGCGCATTTAAAATTTTCTTTCTCCAAAAGCGGAAACATCCCTACTTATGAATTTTTGTTCTTTTACAAGTTTAAAATATAATTTCCCGAATTGACTACCGCATTGTTTGCTACAGCCTCGCATGTAATAATAGCAATTTGAGCATAACTGATTTATCATTATCCTGCTCTTTATATCGTCTATTTCTTTCTTGTTGCATTCGTCAATGTTTTTATCTTGGGAAATCTCTTCTAATTTTTCAATAATGTCGCATTGCGGGCTCTTTTCGACCTTGACAATATCATCGTTGTAGGTAGACAACATCATTCCTTTTTCCAAAGTACCTGTTTTTCGTCTTTTATTCCGTGTTACCCACAAAAGGAAATCCTTCACACGTTTTATTCTTTTGAACAATTCATCTACTTTATTCATAACGCCTTTTTTATTATAAAACATTTGTGCATTTCTCCTTTTTGCTCTCGCTTACCATGTGCTGGTAACATAAAGGTTTCTGACACGACGTAACATTTTTTCAAAAGAGGATTTATCCCAAGCTGGAACATTATAGCTTGCGTTTCCGGCACGACATTTTTCATGTCTATATAGGATTTATAACCGCTTATCACACGTCTTATAAAATTGCATTTCTTTACGGTAGCAACACTCGTGCCTATTTTATATTTAATGCTTACCGGTTCTATAATCATAGAATCGCCATATATGTCTGCGTCTAATGATTCATATTTTACGGGAGAAACGAACACACATCCACCGGTGCCAATAGTTTTAGCTATCTCGTCGGGAATGTAAATGCAATTATTTCTTCTACGGTTATTTATTTTCAATGGTTTCATATTTTAAAATTCTAATGTTATGACTTGCTTATATAGTTCTGTAAATGTTTTTCCCGCGTGTGCTGCTGTATCGGAATCAGTAAAACGCAAATCCTTTCCGTATGAGGGCATGTCGCCTGTTGCGGGAATTGCGCCCCTACATTCCCATTCTTCGTTGTCCGTCTCGAAAAAGACAGGGATGTAATATTCCAATGTACTGGGGTCGTTCTCCGGCATGTCACCCGTCGCAGATTCCTCTGTGTTATCTGTTTCGTTTGTCTCTTCGCCGGCTGTATCTTCGTCTGTGTCGGTGTCTCCTGCAACGGATTCGGATATGTCTGTGCTTTCAGTATTTTCCTCTACACTTTCAGAGGCTTCAGATGTTGGTTCTATTTCTTGTACGGCTGCTGCCTTGGACATGGCCACCTTTGCCGGTTGTGCAACGTCTGACACCGGTTCTGTGTCGGCTGTTTGCGTGTTGTTGTCCGCATTCGTTTCTTTTTCCAAGGCTCTCTGCATTGTTTCAAAATTGAGCGCGGCTACTATAGTTTCAAGTTTGCGGCGCGCTATTTCGTATTTACGGAAACCTTGCGAGCTCATCAGAGGTTCATCAAGCGGTTCTTTGCCTAAGGCCGCACAAGCTTCTTCATAAGAAGATATACGAGGCTCGTCGACATCGACTTCCTTAATGTCGTAGTCAAAGATGTTTCCGTCCGTCCCGCACATCTCCATTGCCGCGTTGCTCGCTGCCTGTGTGGAATCATACTCGCCGAGCGTGGATATAGACCCGTCGGATTCTTTCTTTAATAAATAGATTTTCTTCATAGTGATTAAATGTTTTTTATTTCGTCCAAATCAAAGTACATTTCTTTTCCATAGATTACCGCCGCTTCGTATTCAAGGCGGCAGCCTTTTGAATACTCATATCCATCGAGGAACACCACCGCGTCACAAGCAAGCAATGCGGTGATGTCCGTGCCTATGTGTTCGGCGTATGTTGCGTCAGGGTCGGACGACACTTCGAGCGGCGATACAGGCGTGTGGCCTTTGCGTTGTATAACGCCGGAAGCGAAAATGCTGTCGGCTTCGACCGCCTCGAAATCGCGCCCAGTTATTGGAAGGCTTATGTAGATTTTCATAATTCAAAATGATTTTATCTTTTCACATTTCCCGCATTTCTTGCAGACGTAATGCCGCACAGAATAGGTATCACAAAATCCGAACTCGTCGTAGTTTTTAACGTAGCGTTCAAATAGGAACGTCCATTTATGGCAGCAAAGGAGCTTCTTTACAATTGCGTTTATAACGTGTTTCATAAGTTATCCCCCGTCTTTATGTCTGTCTCTTGCAACCTTAGCGTTTCTAATTCTATTACCTTTTTATCAATCAATGATTGAGAGACAATCCGCCTTGTCTGCGTCTTCCTGCCCTCTATAACAGCTTGCGTAAGACACATTTTATCATTAAACATTATCTTTTTCATTGTGTTTTTATTCTTTTACTTCTACTGCTTCGCCATTTTCAAGTTTGTAAAATGTATCTGCTTTTATCTTTTCCCCGTCAACCTTGAAAGCCTTGACTTCCTTGATGGGGAATGTCGTGCCGTCCCAGTCCCCGCGCTCGGTGAGTACTATCCAACAACCCGGCGCGCCTTTGGCCATGCTGTCCTTGCCGGTTGCTATCGCTACGGACTCACGTCCCCCGACGCTCGCTGCTGAGCAGTTGCCCGTGTTAGTCGCGGCGGATTGGTCGCCCGTGTTAGTCGCGGCGGATTGGTCGCCCGTGTTAGTCGCGGCGGATTGGTAGCCCGTGTTAGTCGCGGCGGATTGGTCGCCCGTGTTAGTCGCGGCGGAGCAGTTGCCCGTATTGGTCGCGGCGGATTGGTAGCCCGTGTTAGTCGCGGCGGAGCAGTTGCCCGTA